CCATCCATCTTGCGTGCCGATGTACAGAACCTCAATGATATATTCTGCAATTGTAATTGTTTGACCATCTCTTGGAAGTTTATACTTATAAATAGTTCTCATTTTTTTTCATCCTCAGCTTCTTCTCCTGGCACTGGAATATGTTGAGTTACACACATAAACCACTTACCATCAACAAAAGTAGTATAATAATCCATATCTTCTCCAAGGGCAATACCAAATTTTGCACGAATATGTGCAGGTAATGCAATACGACTTGCACTATCAATTTTATAAGTTTTACCCTCTGGAATTAACTATGCATTATCAATCCATTTACTTTGTGGCATTTAACATACACCCCTTTTCAAAATCATATTTGTGGCAAAACATTGTACATTGACAATCATCTGATATTTTTTTACAAGGAACATAATCATCTAAGAGATGATGGATGTGCGGACACCGGTCAATGAATCGGCGGAACCATTCATATCCATATAAATCAAAAATACGCTGTGCTTTGTAAAAATCTCTATCAATGCGATACTATTCTGTCATTGGATATTCTGCGGCCACCATGCGCTCACGCGACTCTTCCCACATATGCTCTACAGTCAATAAAATACTTATCCATTTATCCATGCAATCACCTTTTCTTTTCTAATATGCGGCGGCCAGTAGATCGGATAGACCAGTTCATCGTAGAACTCAACGAGGTTCATAATCTCTTCTGCGAGTTCCCATTCAGAGATATCTTCAGGATAACAATATACATGATATTCTTTTTCTTTTATTGTATGTGGAAAATATTCTCCAATTTCTATATATGCTTTTTTAACCTGGTCCATTTTCATCCCATCCTTCTGGTAAGAAATAATTAAGAATAGCTTCAAGGACATTGGCAATGGTAAAAATGGGTCCACCAATTATAAAAATGATACCAACAATTAATTGTTCGCTTGGCTTTAAATCTTTACAATATGGTGCATAGTCAATCATTACCAAGAGTGACATTGCAGTCCACAGTATTATAATAATTATTCCACTGATTTCCAAAACCAATCATCCTCCCTTACTGCATAAACTAATGCATTTTTGATTATTACAGGTTTGAGAAGCTCTTCTAATTCTTCTTCTTCCAAATTTTCAATAAATTCTTTTCCATAATAATCTTCCGGCTTATCTGTTGTAAGCATAAAAAATCCGATTATTTTCTTTTTTTCATATAGCGACCAATCAACAACTTTACCTTCGCTTGGTTGACCAAATTTAACTTGTGCGATTACTGTTGCTGGATAATATTTTCCATCATAAGCTTCTTTCATTGCGCGAGGAGGTTTACCTTGTACTATATTTACTAGATTTTCCGTAACTACAAAGGTATTTTTTAGTACCTTTAATAACCAAAAAATAAATGCGGCCGCTCCGAGTAGTAGCACCGCGAGGATAGCTATAACAATGCCCATAGTCTATACTCTATTCCTTTCTTTTTTCTTATAATTATTATACCAAAAAATTTTTTCGTTGTCAAGTGATGTGCACCAGGGCAGAATTGGTTTATCCGATTGTTAGAAATTTTATATATAAGTTGGGAAAATTTTTTCGCTACGACTTGACAAAAGAAAATTTTTCTGGTATAATAGTAGTATCAAAGACTGGAGGTAAAGTGATGATAAAATTAGATTACACTTTAGAATCTCCAGAAGAGAGAAAGGAATTGGTTGAGAAAATTCTCGCAGAGGTCGAGAATCCTTCCGAAGCTTATTTGGAAACTCTCGCTGATTACTTAGTTCTTTGTATGGAGAAACAAGAGAAAAAGGAGCGCAAACTACTGACTGATAACCGAATGGCTACCGTCAATAAGCGTGAAACATCCTATGAAGGTCTTGTTTCCCAACTGGAGAATGGCGAAGACGGCATATATAATATGATAACTAATAATAAGAATACTATTTTCCAACCGAAAGTAATGATAACTAAACAAGATGTAGAAGAAATCCCTGGGATGAAGCAATTAAGAGAAGCCATCAAAATGTGGGAAACAAAATTGAAAAGTGCCTCCGGACGTGAAGCGTATATTATTAAGAGTGCAATTATTGAATTACGAAAGGATTAGTATGTATTAAAAAATGCATATCGCAAACCTATCGTATGTACTCAAGTTACTCGTTCAAGACATTTTATTCCTTTAGATGATGATTTTGATTTTGACGATGATGGTTTTGTAATTCCATAGGGAGTTTCTTTATGTGATCCAAAAGTTGTAGAAGCAATCTTATGTAACTATTCCTTATGCAAATAGGAAAGCTGGGGAGAGTTTGAAAAAGATCTATGGTATTTGATGGATGATTTTGATAGGGTTGCGGACGCCGCACTAAAGGAGTATCCTTTATATGAGCGTATTGTAGAATATAAAATTGATGGATTACAAAACATTGACATTCAAGAGAAAATTCAAATGGAATTTGGTATCAAGCATAGTTTAGAATATATTTCCAGTTTATGGCGAAATAAAATTCCTAAGCTAATTGCTTCTGAAGCTGAAGATCGTTTATTAGATTGGTACTTCCTGAACGAAATGAAAGGGAAGTATAAAAAATGCAGTAGATGCGGCCAGGTCAAACTGGCACACAACAAGTACTTTAGCAAGAATAAGACAAGCCGGGATGGTTTTTATAGCATCTGTAAGTGCTGCCGAAATGCTAAGGCCAAAAGTTCATAATTCTTGCCTGCTATTTTTATCTAAATAAAAAGGAGGAAAAATTATGGCTGAAAGTTATTACTGTGAAAAATGTAATAGAACAATGGACGCTTCTTAGTTTTATAGTTCAAATAACTTAGAAAAATATCCTGATGGTAAATTAAGACAATGTAAAAAGTGTATTACAATGCATGTTGATAATTTCAATCCTGATACTTATTTATGGATTTTACAAGAATGTGATGTCCCATATGTACCAGATGAGTGGAATAAATTATTAGTTAGTTATGCGAAAGATAAATCTAAATTAACTGGTATGACTATTCTTGGTAGATATTTATCAAAGATGAAATTAAAACAATATCGTGATTATCGTTGGAAAGACACTGAGTTTTTGCAAGAAGTTGCAAATAAAAAAATTGAAGAAACTATGAAGCGTTAGGGATATGAAGCTGCGGAAATCGCTCAAGCGATCGCCACATCTACAATCCCCGTACCTACGGCTCCGTTACAAGAGCCGGTTTATGTTGAAGAAAATCCATTCTTAGCTCAAGGTAATGAAGATTATTTTGGAGAAATTAATGGCGGTCAAGATGACTTTGTTGATGATTTGACTGAGGAAGATAAAACTTATCTTCGTTTGAAATGGGGTAAAACCTATAAACCAGAAGAGTGGATTAGATTAGAATAGCTATATGAGGAAATGATGGCCTCATATGATATTCAAGGTGCCGGACACATTGATACTTTGAAATTAGTATGTAAGACATCTTTAAAGGCGAATCAATTAATCGACATTGGCGACATTGAGGGCTTCCAAAAGATGAGTAAAGTTTATGACAGTTTGATGAAGTCTGGTAAATTTACAGCAGCTCAAAATAAAGCGGAATCTGGTGATTTCATTGATTCAATTGGCGAGCTGATTGAAATGTGTGAAAAAGAAGGATATGTTGAAAGATACTATGTTGATTCTCCAAAAGATAGAGTTGACTTGACTATCGCGGATATGCAAAGATATACAAGAACTCTGATTGAAGAGGAAACTAATCTACCAAACATGGTTGAAAAGGCTCTTCGTGAAATTGATAAAGAAGATAAAGATAACGCGGCTAATGATGAGACCGATATTATTGATGATGTTGAAATCAGCTTAGATGACTTAGAGGCTACATTGAAAGATTAGGATTTCTCTGATTTTGATGATTTCTTAGATGAAGAAGCTGCGGCCGACGCTTCATTTCTGAATGGAGGCGGAGCATAATGGCTCTACAAGACTTATTGAATTTATCCACGCAACGGCGAAAGATTGGTCTTTCGCCCGAGCGTGTTGAGGCAGTAATGCCAGAGATCCGCAAATATGTTGCTTGGTGGAGAGAATATCCTGACTTATTCGTTGATTTTATGGTGCGTGGAACTCGCACTGAACCCAAAGATGGAGAGTTCCAATTTTATTTTTATCAAAGAGTTTTCTTGCGCTCAGTTATGAGATATTAGTATGTATATGCGGTTTTCCCTCGTGCATATTCTAAATCATTCCTAACTGTTATGGCATTGATGTGTAGATGTATTCTATATCCAGATGCACACTTGTTTGTTACCTCTGGCGGTAAGGAACAGGGTGCAAGTATCTTATAGAGCAAAGTTGAAGAAATCTGTAGATTGATTCCAAGCTTCTCTCGTGAGATTGATTGGGGTCGTGGTAAAACTCTAACCGGTAAAGATAAGGTTCGATATGTTTTCAAAAATGGCTCTGTTCTTGATAACCTTGCGGCCCGTGAATCTACGCGTGGTCAGCGTCGTCATGGCGGCGTTATGGAGGAATGTGTTGGTATTGATGACCAAATCCTTCGAGAGGTTATTATTCCAGTTATGGCTATTTCTCGTCGTGCTAAAGATGGTACCACAAATGAGGGCGAACCGCTCAATAAATCACAGATTTATATTACCACTGCTGGTTATAAGGGAACATTCCCATATGATAGATTAATTGGTTTCTTAGTGCGTATGGTTACTCAGCCTGACCGTTGTATGGTCTTAGGTGGCACTTGGCGCACACCAGTTGGTATGGGATTACAGAGTAAAACCTTTATTACCGACCAGAAGAATGAAGGTACTTACAATGAAGCTTCATTCGATCGAGAGTATGAGAGTAAGTGGTCTGGAACAGTTGAAGATGCATTCTTTAACGGAGAACATTTTACAAGAAATAGAAAATTATTACAACCTGAATACGAACATTCTGGTCGAAGTGCGGCCGGTGCTTACTATATACTATCAGTTGACGTAGGCCGTAAAGGATGCGATTCAGTTATTTGTGTCTTCAAAGTAACGCCATAGGCGCAAGGACCCGCAATCAAATCACTTGTAAATATTTATACAATGTCTGATACTCATATGGAAGAACAAGCTATTATGATAAAGAAGTTGTATTATAGATACAAGGCTCGCACTGTTGTAATTGATGGTAATGGTGTTGGTTTAGGTCTTGTTGACTATATGGTAAAATCTCAAGAAGATGAAAATGGCGATTTCTATGCAGATTTCGGTGTTGAAAATGATGATGAAGGCTATTATAAAAAGTATAGAACTAATAATACTGAATATGATGCTATGTATATTATCAAAGCAAATGCGCCGATCAATACTGAGTGTCACACCAATGCGCAAGTACAATTGCAAGCAGGTAAGGTAAAATTCTTGATTGATGAACGTGCGGCTAAGGAAAAATTATTAGGTACAGCTAAAGGTTAGAAAATGAAGCCTGAGGAAAGGGCAGAATATCTTAAACCATTTACCTTAACTTCCATATTGAAAGAGGAAATGATGAATTTGCGTGAAGAAAATGAAGGTATAAACATCATTTTGAAGCAGGCAAATCGTGGTATTAGGAAGGATAAATTTTCCGCTTTTGAATATGGATTATACTATATCAAACAAGAAGAAGATAGAAAGAAAAAGAAGAAGAAGTTTAACGTTGCTGATTATGCGTTTTACAATTAAGGAGGGTGAATTATGAGAGCTTCGAGAGGCGAAATCAAGATCGAAGAAATCTTGAAGGAAGCAGAACTCCCTTTCAAAATGGAGTATACTTTCCAAGACTTAAGGAGTCCAAATGGTCGCCCTTTGAGATTTGATTTTGTTGTTTTTGATGATGATGGAAGAATTGATTTTATTATCGAATATCAAGGTAAATAGCATTATGAGCCAAGCGCAAAATTCGGTGGTAAAAAAGGCTTCTTCCAACAATAGTATAATGATAACATGAAACGACGTTTTTGTGCTATACATGATTTCAAATTAATAGAAATTCCATATACTGACGAGAATTTAATTTCCTATGATTATATTATGAATTTAGCAGGATATTAAAGGAGGTGGAGTTTTGGAAGAATTGACTAGACAAGAAGAAATCCGTGCCAAAGGTTTTGATATGGGTGGAACAACTTATGGTAAGATCAAGATTGGAACAAAGCAACTTGAAGATGCTGTCCTAAATCTCGGCTCCATCCAAAGAGAAGGTAAAAATCAAATCAATAAGGCAGTTATTTATCGTGCGCTTGCTGATAATGATGTCGAAAAATTGAGAGAGATTTCTAATTACTTCTATAAAACTAGCGGTATTTATCAAAGAGTATGTAATTATTTTGCTACGATGTATAGATATGATTGGTATGTTGTACCAGAGGTTTATGATACAACAGTTAAGGAAGATAAGATTGTTGGTGATTTCCATAAGGTTTTGAATTATTTAGATAATTCGTATATCAAGAAAGTTTGTGGTGATATGGCTCTTGGCGTTATCAAGAATGGCGCTTATTATGGTTATATTGTTCCAACTGCAAATGGTATTGTTATCCAGGAGTTGCCAGTAAATTTCTGTCGTTCTCGTTTTAGTGTAGGTAATTTACCTGCGGTCGAGTTCAATATGAAGTTTTTTGATGTTATGTTCCCAGACACTAATGAGAGAATCAAAGTATTGAATTTGTTCCCCGACGAATTTAAGAAAGGATATATCGCTTATAAAAATGGTAAGCTAAATCCTTATCGTACCAATGGTGAACCAACAAGCACTGGTGGTATTATGGCTCGTCGTTGGATTGATGAATCTGGATGGTATCTTTTGGAAACTGAGCGAACTGTAAAGTTTAGTTTTAGTAATGGTGGTTTTGGTGGCGCAGACATTCCTTTGTTTGTAAATGCCATTCCTGCTATTTTGGATTTGGATGCTGCTCAAGATCTAGATCGTCGTAAGCAAATGCAGAAATTATTGAAAATTGTAGTTCAGAAATTGCCAATGGATAAAAATGGTGATTTGATTTTTGACGTAGATGAAGCAAGAGATATTCATAATAATGCGGTTCAAATGTTGAGACGTGCGGTCGGCGTTGACGTACTGACTACTTTTGCGGATATTGATAGCATTGATATGTCAGATAAAAATACTACTACTTCCCAAGACGACTTGATGAAGGTTGAACGTACTGTATATAATGCTTTTGGTGTTTCCAGTAATATGTTCAATACTGATGGTAACTTATCATTAGAAAAGTCTGTTTTGAATGATGAGGGTAGTGTACGAACTCTATTATTACAATTTGGTGTGTTCTTTGATAGACTGACCCAGGCTTGCGGAGCTAATAAAAAGAAATATAATTTCAGATTATATATGTTAGAAACTACTCAATATAACTATAAAGAGTTATCAAAGTTATATAAGGAGCAAGTTCAAATTGGATATTCCAAGATGCTTCCATAGATTGCTCTTGGACATTCTCAAAGCTCTATTTTGAATACTGCTTATTTTGAGAATGAAGTTTTACATCTGAGTGAGATTATGATTCCTCCCGTTATGTCTTCTACAATGAAAATGGAAGATTTGAAGGGCAATTCTCAACAGACTCAAACTAACAAAACTCAAAGTAATACAGGAGGATAGAAAGTTGCTTCTGGTGATAAGCCTGCGGGCCGGCCGGAGAAACCCGACGATCAGAAGAGTACTAAGACTATCCAAAATAAAGAATCTATGAGTTAAGGAGGACAATGATGCATACAAGTATTAAATTAGATACTCCTATCGAGTTTATCAACATCACTCCTCTAAATCCTTTGATTTCAAAATGTCAAATTAAAGTATGTTATGTAGGTGATGAACCCAATAGAAATAGAAGTATCATCACTAAGGAAACTGCTAAGCAAATGGCAAATTCTTTGCCAGGTTGCCCCATCGTTGGTTTCTATAATGAAGAGACCAAGGATTTTGAAGAGCATAATCGCATTATTGATATTTCAAATGGCAAATTTGAAATCAAGGATACTACAAGACCTTATGGTTTTGTTGATTTGAATGCGAAGGTCTGGTTCCAGAAGTTCCTGGATGATGGAATGAACGAGCGCGAGTATTTGATGACTGAAGGTTGGTTATGGATCGGTCAGTATCCCGAGTGCCGTAGAATTTTATCCCAGGGTAATAATCACTCCATGGAGCTGGATGAAGATACAATTGACGCTCATTGGACAAAAGATGGTAATGGAAATCCCAAGTTTTTTATTATCAATGAAGCAATTATTTCTAAACTTTGCACTCTTGGTGTAAATAATGAACCCTGTTTCGAGGGATCTCAAATCACTGCACCAATTATTCAATTCGCTTTTGAAGATGGTTTTAAAGAGCAGTTATTCTCTATGATGAACGAATTGAAAGAATATTTGAATAAGGAGGAGAAAAAAGTGTTTACTAGATATGCTGTTGAAATCGGTGACGCTTTATGGACCGCTCTTTATAGCCATGTAGAAGGTACTTACGGCATCGAGAGCGTTTGTGAGGATGGCGAGCAGAAGTTCGCAGTTCTGACTTCCGATGATAAGTATTACCGTTTAGACTTCTCCATCAACGAGGAAAATGTAGTTGAGTTTGCGGCCGAGGCTACCTTACTGGAAGAATATGCCCCAGAGGAAGAGCCCCAGTTCGACCCAGCTGCTGTCGCAGAGTATAAGGCCAAGAAGGATGAGGAAAAGAATCCTCCCAAGAAGGACGACGACGACGATGATGACAATGACGATGATGAGGAGAAATGCCCCAAGTGCGGCAAGCCTAAGGACGAGTGCACATGCGACGACGAAGGCGATGATGACGATGATGATGACAAGAAAAAGGGCAAGAAAGCAAAATACAATCTTGATGAAATTCAAGAATATGAAGAGCTAAGCGAAAAATATTCTGCTATGGAAACTGATTACAGTGCCGCACAGCAGAAGATTGCCGATCTGGAAGCCCAGGTCAGCGCTTTGACTGAATTCAAGAATAAGGTTGATCGTGCTGAAAAGCAGAAGATGATTGATAGCTTCTCTGTTCTTTCTGATGAAGAGAAGAAAGATGTTATCGACAACATTGACACTTATTCTGTTGATGAAATTGAAGCTAAGCTAGCAGTTATTTGTGTTCGCAACAAGGTCAGTTTCAGCCTTGATGATGATGATAAGGGCGAAAAGAAAGACCCAACCACTTTCAATTTAAATGGTGGCGTACCAGGTGACGAGACCGTACCTGCTTGGGTAAAAGTTCTTCGTTCTGTTGCGAGTGAAATGTAAAAAACTAATAAGGAGGAAATATAGAAATGCTTAGAGAAATTTTGAAAAAGCATATTAAGTCTCAGGCTAAGTATGTTGAAGTTGGCTATGGCCAGGTTGAGCCTAACCATCTGTCCGCACAGCGTACCGCCCAGATTTATGCTCAGTTACCTGCTGATCCCTCTATTGAGATTTTAGAGCAGGGACAGTTTGTTAAGTATGACTATGCAGCTGGCCTTGTAAACTTTACTGGTGCAGGCGAATGGATGTTGGTCTACAACGAAACCAAGCTGTATCGTGAGCATCAGTTAGATTGCGAGTTCGCAATGATTAAGGGCAACTATCAGGCCCGTGTTTACAGCCCTCTGGATGGCAATAAGTCCGCTGAGGAGATGTATGGTCCCACTCGTTTGCTGCAGGGACGCCGCGAGAAGTGGGATGGCGAGAAGTTCGTTGAGTTGGCAGAGGTAAAGGATCCTCAGGGTGACGGTTCTGTTGCTGACTATAGTGTAGCTTCTGAAGTATATGATTACTATGAGATGGGCGATATTAATAATCCCGATATTGAGGAAGATTATCGCAAGCGTTTGTTTATGAAGCTTCGTGCTGTTAAGCATCCTGAAGCTATGATGCCCGCAGGTACCACTATGGTTCCTCGTGTATTCAAGACCAATGTTGGTGACCACTACACTACTAACATGGTAAATGAAGATGTATTGGCTGTTAACGATCTGTTGACTCCTCAGCCTGGTGCAGAGGGCAAGGGTATCTTGGCTAAGGCCGGTGCCGATTCTGCTGATATGCAGTGGCAGGTTGTTAAGGTTTACACTATGCCTGACCATCAGCGCGGTGTAAAGATCTTGAGAATTAAGTAATTGAAAGGAGAGAAGAATAATGGCTTTAGATAAGAAAAACTTAGTACAGCTAGCAAAGACTGTAGCAAAAGCTGATCCTTCTGCTTCCGTTTCTTACAGCTTCAACGGAGAGAACTTCTCCTACGAGGCATTGAACGAGACTCTGCGTCGTGAGTTCAATGAGATTGCTGGCACTTATTCTCTGTATCGTGAGAACAAGAATCTGATCTTCGCAGTTATCGAAGAGACTTTAGACGAGGTTCTGCCTAAGAAGGTCGAGCAGGCTTATATGCAGTTCGCTGAGACCAAGCAGTTCGCTCAGGGCGACAAGCCCATCTTCCGTCGTAAGAGAGATGTACGTAGCCGCGCAAAGCAGTTCATCACTCGCGTTGGCTTGGCTGGTATTTACGAAGTCTTCAAGCTGGGTCCTGCTGAGGACGAGAGCTTCGAAGTTCGTACTAGCGCTATCGGTGGAGCCGCTCAGATCGGCTTCGAGGAGTTCCTGGATGGTCGTGTTGACTTCGCTGAAGTAACTGCTATCGTTATGGAAGGCATGGACGAGTTGATCTTCCGTGAGGTTGGTCATGCTCTGGCCGCTTCTGTAAATCAGTTGCCTCCTGCAAACATCGTTGTTGCTAACGACTTCGACGAGAAAGAGTTCGATCGTTTACTGGTTATCGCTTCCGCTTACGGTGAGCCCACTATCTACTGCACTTACGAGTTCGCAGTAAAGATGGTTCCTACCGAGGGTTGGAGATACACTGAGTCCATGAAGCAGCAGTTGTGGGATACTGGTCATCTGGCTACCTACAAGGGCCGCAAGGTTGTTATCCTGCCTCAGGGCTTGGAAGACGAGACTAACACTCGCAAGGTAATCAATTCTGGTTACTGCTACATCATTCCTTCTGGCGCTGACAGCAAGCCTGTCAAGATTGCTTTCGAAGGCGGCACTATTGTTGATGAATACACTAATGCCGATCGTTCTCGTGAGATTCAGGTTTATAAGAAGGTTGGCGTTGTTGCTATGTTGGCTAACAACATTTGCGCTTACTGCGACACTTCTTTGATGAGCTTGGAGTTGGCTGATTCTATCTGGGATAGCTCCAACTACATTACTGAGGTAAAGGCTTATCATACCGAGAACGCCTAATTTAGATATAATATAATATATACTTTTAGGGGAGGCGGGGACATCCCCACCTCCCCTTATTTTTATTTGAGAAAAAGGAGATAATAATATGAGCAAGAATACTTGTTTAGTAAAGAATAGAGGCGCAGGTCATGTGTCTTATAAGATTCCAGAAGATGGAGTTCGTCGTTCCTTCGCTCCTGGTGAGACTAAGGAAATTAGCTACGCTGAGCTTGAGAAGCTGACCTTCCAGCCCGGTGGTATGGTTATTTTGACTAACTATTTGCAAATTATGGAGCAGGATGCTCTGAAGTCTTTCGGCATTCATGCTGAGCCTGAATATCATATGAGTGAGCGCGATGTTGCTAACTTGATTAAGACTGGTTCTTTGGATGCTTTCTTGGATGCTTTGGATTTCGCTCCCACTGCTGTAATTGATCTTATTAAGAAACTGAGTGTTGATATTCCTCTGGTCGATATGAATAAGCGCAAGGCTTTGAAGGAAAAGACTGGTTTTGATGTTGACGCCGCTCTTCGTCACATTGAGGAAGAGAAGGAAGATAACCAGACTACTATCTTGAAGCAGACTGGCGAGCGCCGCGTAAAGGCGGAAGCTGCACCTGCGGGCCGCAGAACTAATCCAGAGTATACCGCACCTGCCGCTCCTAAGTATAACGTTATCAAGAAGGCTGAAGAGGCCACTGAATAATATAAGATAAGGAGGCAATTATATGGCTGAGACACAATTTTCGGCTGTTTATAATCGCTTTCTTGGACAAATTACCGATGATTTGTATCTAGAATTAACGCCAGAAGATACTTTAAAAGATTTATAGAATCTTTTAATTAATGCTATCCCAGGTTTTGAGTTTCCTCGTTAGAATTTATATGATTATACAATTGAAGTTAAAGAAATTCCCGAGGATGATATCACTCCTGACGATTTTATTCTTGGTGTTGTATGGGGAGATATCATAGATACATCATTAACTCCTAATGTAATGGTAGATAAGTCTCGTTTTAACGTTGAACTTACTCCAGAAGAAATCAATATTTTGGCGCTTTTAATGAAACAAGGTTGGGTTTAGCGTCAAGTTACTTCCATTGAAAATACTAGAATGAAATATAGCGGTTCTGATTTTAAAATGACTTCTTAGGCAAATCATTTGTCTAAATTGTTAACTTTATTAGAAGAGAGCCGTAGAGATTCATTCCATATGCAAAGATTGTATAAGCGTAGAAAATTTGCGGATGGCAGTTACAAGAGTAACTGGTCCAGTCTAATGGAGGTAAGTGCCATTGACTAAATATAATTTTGAATTCAGTGGAGAAAGTATTGATGTAAATATTCGTCGTTTAACCAACCAATTATGGAAATTAATTCCAATGCGAGAGCACGACGAAGATTGGCCTAAACAATTAGATACTGTTATTATTGAAATTGCGGGGTTAAATGAAATTTTTATGGCCCCGCATTTCTTGTAGCTGTTATGTAAATTAGAGGGACTAAAGATCTAGGAAACAGATTTTGAGCTATATAGAAAGACTGTGTTTGAAAGCATTAGTCTTTTACAGGAGCTAAACCATGGCATCAGGTTATGATTTAAGTAGTCGAGTCCCTTTTAGATTAATGCAAGGTCGATTGGGAGTTTATGATAAAAGACCGTTTGATGTAGATAAAACACCTGTTGAAGGTGTAGCTGATTAGGCTATTCGTTTACAACAAGCGGGCGGTAATAGATAGCAAGAACGCATGATTAAAGATAAACGTCGTTCTTTAGATCACGCAGTTTGGAATTCTTACCAAGCGGCGGAGGTCGTTAAAATTGATGCAGAGGATCGTAAACCGGTTCGCGCACTTATTAATCCGAATAAGCTGAAACAAGATTATGATGATAAGATTATTTCAGTTGGATTTGAATATAATTTTCACTGTGGTGATGTTTTTGAATGGTTAGGAACTAAAACTAAGTGGTTAATCTATTTACAAGATTTAACTGAGTTGGCATATTTTAGGGGAGATATTCGTAAGTGTTCTTATGAAATTATATGGAAAGATGAAGATGGCGAACATAAAACTTATGCTGCTATTCGAGGTCCAGTAGAAACTAAAATAAATTTTATTCAAAAACATGGTATCAGTGTAGATACTCCTAATCACTCATTGAGTATTTTGATGCCAAAAAATGATTATGCAATGAATTATTTCAAACGATATAGTAAATTCTATTTACAAGGTTGTGATACTTGTTGGAGGGTTGAAGCAACCGATTGGATTTCTACTCCTGGCATTTTAGAAGTTGTTGCTGTAGAATACTACGCCAATGAAACCGAAGATGATATTGAAGCCGGTATTATTGGTGGTCTAATAGAAGAACCAAAAGATCCAAATATCGAACAAGGTAGAATGGAAATTTTAGGTGATACTTTTATTAAAATTAAAAAATCTTATGATTTTAATTTTGACGGAACTTTAGCTGCTGAGTGGAAAGTTGATAGTAGATATCCAGTTATATTAACGCCAGATCCTCAAGATGCAAGACACATTTCTTTAAAATGGATTAGTTCTTATAGTGGTCAATTTGATTTATGGTATGGTACTTATAAGAAGACTATTATTGTGGAATCATTGTTTTAATATGTGAGAGATAAAGGAGTGTATTAAATTGAAGATTGAAACTTATAGTTATCCAAAATCTAGTTTTTTATCAGCTGAAAAAGATATGAATATTATCGTTCAAATGATTATGAAAAATGAACGTTTGAAAAAAATGCTTCATTATACAACTAGAGATTGTTTAAGTAAGCCAAATTTAACAGAGGATGAAACTTTGGATTTATTTGGTAAGAATATTAAAATTGTCCCAAAACTTTATGTTGATGGTTCAGTATTAAATTATATTATTGTTAGTTTTGATAATTTTACTACTAATACTACGAATCCAGAATTTAGGGATAATATTGTTGAATTTGATATTATATGTCATTTTGATCAATGGCATATGAGAGATTTTGAATTGCGTCCATATAAAATTGCTGCTGAATTGGATTCTATGTTTAATGAAAAAAGATTGACAGGAATTGGTAAGTTAGAATTTTTAGGAGCAAATCAAATGATTTTAACTGATGAATATGCTGGTTTATGTGTTATGTATCAAGCAATTCATGGAGATGAAGATAAACAAAAAATGCCTAATCCTAATACTGAAGCCGATATGGTTGCAAACTTTGATGCGATGTTTAATCCACAGAGAGCTTAATGGATACTCGATTAAGTTTAATGTGTGGTACTGATTATCCAGTTCCGCAATGTTAGATTATCATTCATTAGCCTCGCATTAAAGAAATTGCTTTTATCGGCGAATAGGATTTTTTTACAGGTGTTTAGTGTTTGTGTTTAAATAAATCAATGTTCGTTAAGGACGAAAGTGATTTATCAAATGTGAATAACTTTTAGATATTTATGACGATAATGTCAGAAAAAGAAGCAATAGATAAAAAAATTGCTGTATAGCAAGTTTGTACTTTATTTTTCCCAAAGTATAAAGTTGTATTCACTCCACGCTCTGTGCTTATTAGTGGAGAGGGATAGACCATGTAGATTGATGAAAGTAATTTTGAATATTTACAAACAGCAATTTCAAATATCTGTTGTATGAAAACTGGCCCTATGGATTAGACAGCTTTTAATCCCGCAAACTCAAAGGCAAGAGAAATCGCGGAAAAACTTATGCGTGGGCGCGCAAAAGTAGCTGCTGAAAAGGGGCAATCTAATACTAGTATATTTAGCCAATATCTTTCAATACTAACAGTGGGATTGGGTTCAATGTCACTTTAGGATGCGATGGATTTAACCATGTTCCAATTATATGATCTAGTTGAAAGATATATGCTATATATTAATTGGGATATGGACGTTCGGTGCCGTTTGGCTGGCGGAAAACCAGATAGCTAGCCTGACAACTGGATGAAAAATATTCACTAAATGAAAATTTAAGGAGGATATAAACCATGAAATTTGGTGTTCGCGAAATTTGTGATGTTGTTTTGAAGGCAAAGGCCGCACAGAAGATTGGTAACAAAATCTTCTATAAAAATGAGCCTGTTATTTACTTCGACACTTTGAAGACCTCTAGCATGGAAGGCGCAGCTACCACTGTTTATGCACAGGGCGGTCGTGGTAACTCTCGTCTAGTTGCTTGGGAAGGTGAGCGTACTATCACCTTCACTATGGAAGATGCTTTGATTTCTCCCGCTGGCTTTATGATTCTGTCTGGCGCAGGCTTGATTGAGGCTTCTGAGGCAACTCCTATTAAGGTTCATACTACTGAGCAGACTGACAATGTTGCTGTTGATCCTGATAGCGGTGTTGTTACCATTACTCTGAAAGAAGCTGCTTACAATGTAGCTGACGATGCTGAGGATTATGTTTATGTTATGCTGATGGAGAACGGCGAAGTTGTTTCTGAGCCTTTCATTCCCAGTGCTGTTGAGGGCAAGGTTTTAACTCTGTCTCCCGCTTGGGAAGATGAGGGTCGTTCCGGCAATATCAAGCCTCGTGGCAATGATTTGTCTGGTTTCTACAACCATTGTGTTGTAATGGTTGATTACTATGTTGAGCGCAAGGGTAAGGCTCAGGAGATTACTATTACTCCCGATAAGTTCGGTGGTAACTACTACCTAGAGGCTTCTACTCTGTTCCGCACTCAGGATGGTGTCGATATGCCTGCAGAGTTTGTAATTCCTAACTGCAAGATTCAGTCTAACTTCACTTTCACTATGGCTTCTTCTGGCGATCCTTCCACCTTCACTTTCACTATGGACGCATTCCCTGACTATACTCGTTTCGACAGAACTAAGAAAGTCTTGGCTGCTATCCAGATTATCGAAGGCGGTAATGAAGCTGAAGACATCATGCGTGTAAGCACTCATTCTTTGGACTATGCTGACGCAAATGGTATGATTACTGGCGCTCGTCCTTTCGCAGGATTTAACGCTGTTGAGTAATTGACAATTAAATAAATTTAAGGGGAGAGGTTTTAAATAACCTCTCCCCTTTTTGTCGTTTTGAGAGAAAGGAGAAAAATATGTTAGAAAGTTGGCAAAGTTTATTAAATACTCCTATTGATACGTCTGGCTATGATTAGGCCATGCTTCATTATAAAAATTTAAAAGAAAAAATGTTAGATTAGATTACTAATTCAGCAAAAGTTAAATTAAAAAATGAAGAATATAAAAAATTTATTAATGATATAGATATGTTAATTTTACAAAACGCAAGTGGATGGGGAGAAGGCTATGAAAATGCTCAACGCACATTAAATAATATTGAAGCAGCAGTAGTAAATTTAATTGAAAGTGGTTCAACTGCAGGAGCTAAAGAATTGTTGGAATCAATTCATAAACAAGTTTATGATAAAAAAGATAAAATTAAAAATGCCCAACAAACTTTTAAATAGAAATTAAATTTAAATAAAGATTTAATTTTTGCTGAATTAGGTATTAATAATCAATTTATTGAAAATATGCTTAGTGTTCAAGGAACTTCTGGAGATACTGCTGATATTGTTGCACAAGCATCTTCATATTTTATTCGTTATTTATATAGTAAATTATTTAATGAGAAATCATTTGCTGAAGGCTCTCGTTTTAAATATGCGATGTCTTTAGGTGGTTATTATAAAGAGTTGCATGAGTATGAAGCTTTAGAAAAAGTATTAAATAATTTTTTAAATGTTTATCATACTGGTGGTACAAAAATGAGCGGACGCGATACTGAAATGGATATTTTTATTTCAACATTAGATAACTTAGAAAATGGATTAACGCAAAATGTAAAAGTTACTTAGATGATATCTTCTCTTTAGGAACCACCAGGGATTGAGGATATATTATTATCTTTGTCTCAATAGATTGATAGTTTTGGTGAGTAGGTAAAATCTAAAAGTCTAGGGAAAAGTGATACATTTGAAATTGGTAATAGAGCAGATTTGTATTCTGCATTTTTAAGCGAAGGTGGAAATGAATATAGTTCTTTATAGGCTTTACATTTCTTAGCACGTTTTAAAAATATTTTATTAAGTTTAGGTGTATCTAATGTTTTATTTAGTTCTAATAATAAAAGACAATGGATGGTTGATTTTATTGAAGATTTTAGAAGATAGTCATATTTACTGTCTTTTGTAAGACCAACAAATAAAGATAAATTAACTTCTAAAGTCGGATTAGAACAGTTATATACTTCATCCAGAAATTCTATTAGAAGTAGATTTTCAAATTAAAATTTGACAACTAAGAAATTTTTTGGTATAATAATATAAAAAGTGAGATAAAGGAGGAGTTTGACTATGGCAAAAATTCCATTTTCCAAACTTGGTGTAAAAGTAAATTCTGAAATTGCTTTATTAACATGGGGGGAATATAATATTGAAATTCGTAAATATTTACCCATGGAAGAAAAGGCAAATTTGATTACAAATGTTTTAAATGCTTCTGCAGATGATAATAAATTTTATAATCCTTTGCGAGTAAAAGTATTTTTAACCTTGGAAGCTTTGTACGCATATACTAATTTAAGTTTTACTGAAAAAGCTAAAGAGAATTATTTAAAACTTTATGATTCTGTTGTAAGTTCCGGTTTATTTGAACAGGTAATTAGTAATATTCCCAAGAGTGAATGGGATGATTTAGTATCTGCAATGTGGGAAACTATTTCTAAAGTTTATGAATATAATAATTCTGTATTGGGATTATTAGACAATATTTCTAATGATTATAGTAGCTTATCTTTGGAGGCTGCAGAAATTCAAAAAAAGTTAGCTGAAGGCAATGGTGTAGAATTTTTATAGGATGTAATGAGTAAGCTGGGCTAATTAAGTTATTTTTATAGGAAAACTTTTCAAATTATCATAGGAATAGTCGAGGGATGAGATAAGTGATTATTCTCATCCCTCTTTTTTATTTTATAAAATAAAAATGGAGAGAAAGGAGATAGCTTTTATATGGCAAAGAATTTAAATGTTAGTTTATCTTTTTCTGCTGATTCATCAAAAGTTAGAGCTGAACTAAATAGTTTAAAAAAGTCTTTGAATGAATTATCTAACAGTATTGCTTTAAAGATTCCGCATTTTGAATTTACTAAAGACCTTCAAGAAGCGAGTCGTGCAGCAGCTCAATTAAAAGTTCAATTAGATGCTGCAGTTAATACAAAAACTGGAAACTTGGACTTGACTAAGTTCAGCGAGTCAATGAAAAAAAGTGGTATGTCTTTAGAGAAATACCAAAATCAATTATACTAGCTTGGACCTGCCGGTGAAAAAGCTTTTGCGGACTTAGCAAAGGCTATTACTATGGCGGATGTACCTTTGAGACGCAGTAGTAAATTATTAGATGAATTATGGACTACTATGAAAAATACTGCTAGATGGCAGCTAACTTCTAGCGCAATGCATGGATTCATGGGTGCAGTATCAAGCGCTTATGGGTATGCAAAAGATTTAAATGCATCTTTAAATGATATCAGAATTGTTACTGGCGCAAGTACTGAAAAGATGGCTGAGTTTGCGAAAGAGGCAAATAATGCCGCAAAAGCGCTAAGTACAACTACAACAGATTATACTAAAGCTTCTTTGATTTTCTATCAATAGGGTTTAAGTGATGAATAGGTTAAAGAGCGTACTGATGTTACTATAAAAATGGCTAATGCTGCGGGCGCAAGTGCCCAAGAAGTTTCTGATTAGTTAACCGCTGTTTGGAATAACTTTTATGATGGTACTAAATCTTTAGAGTATTATGCTGATGTCATGACTGCTCTCGGTGCGGCAACTGCTTCTAGTACTGATGAGATTGCTGGCGGATTAGAGAAATTTGCAGCCATCGGTAAAACAATTGGTTTAAGTTATGAATATGCTGCATCAGCCTTGGCAACAATTACTTCAAATACTCGCTAGAGTGAAGAAGTTGTTGGTACTGCCTTAAAGACTATTTTTGCTCGTATTCAAGGTTTGAATTTAGGTGAAACTCTTGATGATGGAGTTACTTTAAATAAATATTCTCAAGCACTTGAAAAAGTTGGAATTAGTATATTTGATAGTACTGGAGAATTGAAGAATATGGATAATATTCTTGATGAAATGGCTGCAAAATGGGATGTCTTAAATAACTCTTAGCAAGTAGCATTGGCACAGACTGTTGCTGGTGTTCGTCAATATAACCAATTAATTGCCCTAATGAATAACTGGGATAGTGGTGACAGTGATAGTATGGTCGCAAACTTAACTACTGCGACTAATTCTACAGGAACCTTACAGAATCAAGCAGATATTTATGCTGAATCTTGGGAGGCTGCAAACAAGAGAGTAAAGGCTTCTACTGAAGCAGTTTATTCTGCTATTTTAAATGATGAGTTCTTTATTGATTTAACTAATAGTTTTGCTGATCTTATAGATGGAGTTAAAACTTTTATTGATAGTTTAGGTGGTATTAAAGGTGTTTTATTAGCTATTGGTAGTATTGTAACAAGTGTTTTTTCTAAGCAAATTAGTTAGAGTATTCAAAATGCTGCTTTTAGTATTAAAGGATTTTTAAATCCAAAGGCTATTTTGGAGGCAGAAGTTAAATAGAAGGAAAAGGCCAATAAATTATTAGTTAGTGGTTTAAAGGATTAGGGAACTACTTCTAGTGGTTATAGCGCAGAAGCTTATAAAGCTTTAGGTGAAAATCAATTAACTTATATTCAAAATATTGAAAGAATGAGTGAAGAAGAGTAGGCTATTAATTAGATTTTAATGGATAGAAATCGAGCCTTAGTAGATAATGCGATTAAAGCTGGCGAAGAATTAGAAATAATTGAAGAAAAAATTGCTGCTGAAAGAAATATCCTTGTATTTTAGGCTCAAAAAGCTGGAAAAGGATCTTCAGATCAAATCGCTCAAGTTCGAACATTGTCTAAACAGTATGAAGACTTATCAAAAAATGCTTCTAAATTCCAAGCAGTAGCAAATACTGCTTTTAAATCTATCGGCATGAATGAATAGGCTGAAGATGCTAAAGAATTAAAAAAGGAATTGTCAGAGACTGTTCAAGAAATGTTAAAACTAAAAAATGTTAATAAATTAACAGATGCTCAAGGTATTGAAAAATTAAAAACTTCATTAAAAACGTTATTGCCGGAAGTTAATCTTACAACAACAGAAGTTAATGAATTATGGCAAACTATTAAAAATAGTGAAAATGTTTCTTTTGAATAGATTACTGCTGTATTTAATAGATTATCAACTGCAAGTACAGCTGCTGGAACAAGTATCCAATCAAAATTAAAAGTTGCGATGGAAGCTTGTGGTATGACAAGTGAAGAAGTAGAAAATGCTATTCGAGAGTATAATGCAGTTTTAGAATAGTTTGAAAATAAAAACGAAGGTGCTGAAGTTGCATTAAGAAAAGTAATTGTGGCGATGAAAGAGCATAATAAAAGCATGGAAGAGGCAAAATAGAAACCTATTCCAATGGCTGAAGCTTTTTCTAAAGCTGCCGGGGCAGCTATGGCATTGGGACAAGCCATTACTACTATTACTGGTATTATTGATGTATTTAATAATGAAGAAGCCACTACTAAAGATAAAATTATGGCTTTAATATCTGGTATTGGAATGCTAACTGTTACTATAACATCTATTGTACCAGCATTTAGCACTGCAGAAGTTGCTGTGACTGCATTTGGAGTTACAACTTCTATCGCAATGTGGCAAATTACTTTAATTGCAATTGCAATTGCTGCTTTAATTGCTGGTATTGTTCTTTTAATTAATCATTTAAATGTCTATGGACAGACGTTAGATAATGCTAATAAAAAATTAGAATAGGCTTCATAGGATGCTGAGAACGCAGCAAATGCTATTGATGATGCAAAGAATGCATATCAAGATTTAACCGATACAATTGAAGATTATCAAGGTGCAAAAGATGCCTTAGATACTTTAATAGAGGGTACAGAAGAGTTTAAAAATTAGTTAAAAGAGGCCAATGACTATGCTCGTGAACTAATGGACACATATGGCATAAAAGGTTTATATAATGCTGAAAGCGGATTATGGGAAATCTCTGACGATGCATTAGAGAATGGAATGGCTGAATATAATAAAAAATTAGAACAAGCTTATATTGATAATGCAGTTGCTCAAAATGCACTCGCCGCGGCAAAAAATCATCAGGCTTTTGCTAAGTTAGCAGCTGAGGAAGATAAAACTTAGGGTGAGTTTTTATTAGAAAATATGGATAATCAATATTATAATAATAGTATTGGTACATATAGTGATCCTTCAGCAGCGGCTGGAGCTGCATTAGGTAATTTAATTTATTCTTGGATTGCAAGTTTTGGTGATATTCAATAGCAAGAAGATCAAAATAAATAGCAAATCGGAATTTTAGATGAAGTTTTAAAATATTGGGATAGTTATGATGGTAATCTTAATAAGATTGTAAGAGAATTAAGTCTTGAAGGTATTGATTCTAAGGATGATTTATTAAACGCCCTAGGAATGACTGAAGCTGCTTTATAGGACTTAATGAACACATTATCTTCAAATACATAGGCAATTCTTGAAAATAATAAGTTTATTATTAATAATGCTTGGAAAGATAACGAAGTATATAGTGACTCAGAGCATAAAACAGCATTAAATAATTTAGCTGCTGCAGAAATGATGACTGAATCACAGCGTATTCTTGACTAGTATGACAAATATGATAAGAAACAAAGGGAAAATTTATAGAAGTCGTACGCCAAAAAGAAAGATTTAACTTTTGTTTCTGAAAAAGATGGAATTGTTGAATTTTTAGATACTGCTGGACAAACTATTAAATTCTCTAATGACAGTATTAAAGCTTTTATGGCTCAAGAGCAAGCTTTAGAAAATGTTGGCATATCTTTAGAAACTTTTGCAAAGAACTTAGATAAATTGTCTGAAAAAAGTGAGTCTGGAGATTTGACTGGAGCCTTAGCATATTCTCAAGCTTCTGGAGGAGATATCTCAGATGTTTCAGTAGGATATGCAAACGGTGATATTCAAACTTTTAATACTGTTCAAGATTTACAAGATTATTTAGATATAGATGATAAAGCTTTTGAAGCTCTGTGGAAATCAAAGGGTTACATGAGTGCAGAGGCTTATTTAGAATCTTTCAATACACAAGTTTCTAGTTTTAAAGATCAAGTAGATAAGTTAGATATTGCAAAAGGCTTATCTGTTTTTGATGACTTAAGTTTAGGAATTGCTCAATCAATTGAGGCAGCTGCAGATAAAATGAATTTGGGCTCATTGGGATTGCAAGCTGGTGATCAATATATAGAAGGCCTTAATTCTATGTTGTCATAGATTGATGAAGAGGATCAAATGACTGCATTAGAATAGTTATCAAGAATTGATTGGTCTTCTTGGGATGCTATGGAACAAGCTCAAACTATTTTAGCAAGTTTTGGTAAATAGATTAATACCACTGATTCTTACTGGAAAACTTTTATTGAAAATATGCGGATAGCTAATGGAGCTTTTCCAGATTTTACTAAATTGCAAACAAATTTACAAGAAATAAGTGCAATTTTAGGTTCTTTAGATTTCGGTGATGTTATTAAAGACGAAGATTATGAGAAGTTAGTTGCTTATAATCAAGAGTGGGAAAAATTCTTTATTTTACAAGCTGATGGAACTCGCAAATTTATTGGCGATTCCGCAGAAATGTTAAATGCTACTAGAGAAAATATTGCGACTCAACGTGAAGATTTAGCAGTAAGAAAAGGATTGGTTGAGCAAGTTATTGATTCTGAAGCTGATTGGAAAATTTCTGCTACGTCCATTGATAAACAATATGGCGATGGTAAAGACGGTAAGCTAAGTAATCAGAATGGTATTAATCATGGCTACAAGAGCGGCGAAGATATGATTAATAACATTATGGCAGATCAAACTAAAAATTTAATTGATAATAATGCTGCAATAAAAGAAATTTTAGATAATAATAATTATGATGAAACTACTATTAACACTATCCTTCAGGAAGCTCGAGATGGTAATAGAGAGCGTCTTGAGACAATGCTTACATATGTTGATGATTATATGACTCAAAATTTAGAGACCTCTGAAGAATAGTTAAATGAAATGATGGCATCTACTGCTACTTCTATTTAGGATTTATAGAATTTATTTAGTCAAGGATTAATTGATGAAGCTGCTTATGATAAACAATTAACAGTTTTAGCTAATTAGGCTTCTTCTTTAGAAGAGTTAAAACAAATCCAATCTGTTGGTTTAAGTGAAGAGTCAGGACTCGATACATATGAATATGGCCAAGCTCTTTTAACCTTAGCTGAGAATTATAGTAATTGCACAGAAGAAGCAGAAGAATATTCTAAAGCCTTACTAACTGGCAGTGAAACAGAGATTAAAGTTGCTCAAAGCGCATTAGAGGCTGCTGTTGAAGTGGGTGAATTGGCAGAAAAATATGATTTAAATGCAGAAGAATTAGAAGATTATACAAAAAGATTAAAAGATTTACATAAAGATTCTAATTTAAGTATTAAAGATGCTACAAAATTAGCAACTGCTAATATGCGTTTAGATCGAGGCGTAAGTAATTTAAATGATAATTTAAATGATTATAAAAAAGCCTTAAATACAACCAATAAAGGTAGCGCTGAGTGGTCTAATACTTTATCAAATTTAAAAACAGATTTAGCTGATATAGTAAATGTCGCAGATGGGTCAATGTTAAGTGATCAATTTGCAGAAGATGCTTTAGCTTCTGAAGATTTAAAGTTGGCGCTTGATGGCGATGTAGATGCGATTTTAAGATTAAGATTAGCCGCAGCAGATGATATTATTGCTAATTTAGATATTGAAGGCGATGAAAATATTCAAACAGTTCAAACGTAGTGGGAATATTTAAAAGCAAATATGGCCGAAGGAGTATCTGCGGGTAATGTAGATCAATCTGCTTTAATTGATTCATTTAATGAAATGATTAAAGCTGGTAACATGACTAAAGAACAAATTGAAGCTGCATTAGCTGGATTAAATGTTAGTGCTAATGTTAAAACTAATTATGTTTAGCAAACTACCTCTGTCCCAACTACTATTACTGATGAATATTTAGAAAAACGGGGAGAACAAACTTATACAGTTGGCTATTAGGAAGATGGTACTCCAATTACAGCTCAATTACCAATGTATCGTAAATATACTTAGACTTATAGCGGAGAACCAGTAGAAGTTAATGGATGGGTTCCTCAATATACAATTGAAGGTACTGAAGGTGATGGAGATGTTACTACAGCTTTTACTTCATTACCTGCTCCTCAAGTAAGTCAATCTTCTACCACAACTGGCAAATAGAGTGGAGGTTCTAAACCAAAGAAAACTTCAGAGGCTCGCCAAAAAAAATCTGATACGGTTGAACGCTATAAACCAGTAAATGATAAGCTTGATGATATGGCTGATGCTTTGGATGATGCATCTAAAGCGGCCGATCGTTTATGGGGTACTGCTCGTATTAATCAAATGGAAAAGATTAATTCGATTTTAGAAGATGAGATTGAATTAATTAAAGAAAAAAGGTCTGAGGCTGAAGCTTATTTAAAGATTGATAGAGATGATTTAAATGCGGCTGCCGCTGATTTAGGGATTTCTTTCAATTATCAAGATGGCAATATTGCTAATTATGAGTCTCAAATGACAAAATTGTATAATGAGAGAGAAGCTCTATTAGACAGTTTTGGTGAAGAGATTGATGATACTGAACAAGAAACATTAGATGCTTTTGATAAGAAATTAGATAGACTTAAAGAAGCTATTACTCAATACGATGAAACTCGTGAATTAATTGAAGATTTAGAGAATGAAGAATAGGATAAACGCAATGAAATTCAGGATAATAATTTTGAAAAATTAAATTATGCTCTAGAAATTGAAATACAGTTTAATGAAGATGATTTGGCTATGATTGAATATCATATGAATAAAATGGAAGACGATTTCTATTTAATGGCTGAAGCTTACGCTAAACTTAGTGAATCTAGTTCTATTTATGAAGAAAATCTTCAATTACAAAGACAATACGTTGCTGACTTAGAAGAAGCTTATAAAAATGGTGAAATCTCTCAAGCAGCTTATATTGAAGGATTGCAAAATGCAAAAGATGCCACTATGGAAAATGCTCAAGCACTAATCGACTTAGACCGTCAAATGATAGAGTATTATGGAAATACTTTAGATGCGGCAAATGAAGAGCTAAGTAAATATACTGATAAAATGGAACATCTTACTTCTGTTTTAGATCATTATTCCAGTATTATGGATTTGTTAGGTAAGAAACAAGATTATGCAGTTATGGGTTCTATTCTAGAGGGATAGGCAAAAACTACTCGTAATGAATTAGAAGTAGCACAGGCAACATATGCAATGTACGACGCTGAGGCAAAGCGATGGAAAGAGCAAATGGATAGCGCAATTGAGGGCTCTGATGCTTGGAAAGTATATAAGGCCAATTGGGAAGCTGCGCAAACTGCAGCTAATGATGCTCAAGATAATATGCTTTCAAAAACTGAAGCATGGATTGAAGCAATGAAAGCTGTTGTTGAAAATAATATGGCTGAGTTAAATCAAACTTTAGAAGAGACTTTAACAGGAGGCTCTGATTTTGATACGATGCTTGAATCTATGGAGCGTGCAAGCAGTCTTCAAGAAGAATATTTAACTACTACTAATTAGATTTATGAAACTAATAAATTAATGCGTACCGCACAACAAGAAATTGATAAAACTCAAAATACTGTGGCAAAACGCAGATTAACTCAATTTATCCAAGAGACTGAGCAATTATAGAATCAAACTAAATTGAGTAATTATGAATTAGAAATTTAGTAGGCGAAATATGATTTGCTTTTGGCAGAAATTGCTTTAGAAGAAGCTCAAAATGCAAAATCTACTGTTCGCCTATAGCGTGATGCTGAAGGTAATTTTGGTTACGTCTATACCGCAGATCAAGATAAAGTTGCTTAGGCTTAGCAAGAGCTTGAAGATGCTCAAAATTCACTATATAATATTGGACTAGAAGGTGCAAACGATTATAGCTAGAAATATGCTGAAACAATGCAAGAAATGTATGATACTTTAGCAGAATTGCAATAGGCATATTTAGAGGGTGAAATTGCTAACGAAGAGGAATATAATGCTAAAATGGCTGCAGCAAAATAGCATTATTTTGACAAGCTAAAAGATTATTCTAGTCTTTATCAAGTGGCTTTAACCACTGATAGTAGAGTAATAAATGATGCATGGAGTTCAGATTTTAATGATATGATTTACAAAACTGGTGAGTTATAGAATGCTGTAAATCAATATACTAAAGATAGTGCAAATACTTTATTGGGATGGTCAACAACTGTTAAAACTGCGCTAGATCAAACTGGTTTAGATAAAGTTGATAATCAAGTATTATCTATTACTATTGAAAGTGATAAATTAAAAGAGTCTTTAATTGGAAAAGATGGTAAAGGTGGAGTTGTTAATGCTATTTAGGCTGAAATTACTGAAGTTGGTAATTTAACAGGTGCTTATGCATTAGTTAGAGAACAAATTCAAGGATTAATTGGAGACCATGAACTATTAATAGGCGAAATTAATTAGACTCAAAAGGTTGAAGAAGAAGCTGCTAAACAAGCAAATGCAAATGCTGAAAATGCTACTGACAATACTACTACAAATTAGCAAACACAAAACGATAGTGCTGAAAGTGAAAATAGTGCAGCTAGCTAGTATGATACAAGAACTAAGGCAGGAGTCGCTTTAGCAATTATTAGAAATGCAACTGCGGCCGGTTGGGGTAACGGTTCTACGCGAAAAAAGAATCTTGAAGCTAAAGGATTTAGTTATAATGAAATTCAAGGTTTGGTAAATACTTATTTTGGTAATTCTTAGGCGTTAATTGCTGCTAATGGTATTAATTGGCCTAGCGATTATAGTAAGTATATTTTCTCTCGTTTTAATACTGGTGGATATACTGGTTCTTGGGGATCTTATGGTAAACTTGGTATCTTAGATGAAAAAGAATTGGTTTTGAATTAGGGCGATACAGCTAATTTCTTGGCTAGCATGGAAGTTTTAGAGCGTATTTTGTAGGTTATTGATTTACATAGCATGAATGCGCAACTGGGTGGATTATTATCTAGTCCTTCTTATGGAGGAAATAATAATGAAACTACAATTGAATAGAATGTTCATATCGAAGCTAGTTTCCCTGGCGTCAGTGATAGAAATGAAATCGAAGAGGCATTTAATAATTTAGTAAATCAAGCATCTCAATACGCGAATCGTAAATAAATTTTAGGGTGGGTTATGAAAACATAACTCACCCTTTTTCTATTTGGTCTAAATAAAAAAATTGACTTTTCTAAATTTTTATGATATAATAGATTAAGGAGAGAAAGGAGATTGGTTACATGGACAATAATCATACTGATTATTTAGAGCAGTTGTTTTAGGGTGTAGATATCCTTATTGATCGAAAGCTCAAAGATATATCATTTGATACAACTATTATTTGTACTATTGTTGATGCAAGTGATAGTAAAAATGGTAGATATCAAGTAACTGATGGTACCGTTCGTTTTGAAGCATATAGTGATAATGATAAATACAAAGTGAATGATTAGGTTCGTGTTTCTATTATTAAGGGTGATCTTACAAAAAAGAAATTTATTGTTGGTAAATATGTAACTGATAATTACACTTAGCCAATTACATATGTATCACCTTTAAATACAGTAGTTAATATTACAGGTAATTTAATTCCAAATGATAAATAGGGAATGAGCATTATTGCAAATGGAAAAATTACTGAAGATGATCCTGACCCAAAACATCATTTAATTTGTTGTATTCCATTAGCTGATGGTGCTTTTGCTGATCTTCAAACTAATGGTATTTATAATACAATTACTTTAAAAGCAGATTTTAAAACTTTTTTACATAATTATAATGTAAAATCTGGTACATATGGTTTATAGTTAGATTTAGTTGTAAAACCAAACAGAAATAGTACACGCAAACTTTTAAAAACTGCTTATTTAGAAAGTTCTGAAATGTTTGGTAATCCATATGCATTTTCTATTGCTACTTAGTAGACAAAAATTTTTGATATTGGAACAGTTGGTATTATTACAGATATTTTACTGACATTATATCAAGATGGTAATTTTTTTGATATTAATGGAAATAAAATTGAACCTGCTTTAATTGGCAATATTACTGTAGAAAATATTGAGCTAGGATTTGGTAGCGATTTAGTTGCAGTTGGTGATAACACTTTAAAAATTTATACTGAAAGTGATCCACAATATAAATATTATGGTCATAATCCATATCCCTATGATAAAAAATTAGGCTATCCTAATGAAATTAATAAAGTTACTAATGAAAAGCGATTGGGTTTATTGTGGTATAATAAAAATGATTTAAATGAATATTTAGGTTTTAGTGACGGATTATATGACCCTGATTATGATGAAATAGAATATTTGAATTTAGCAAAAGAAGATACTAGATTAACTGCTTAGATGGGTAGAGAAGGTATCCCGACAGACCGAGATAGTTTAAATCTTGCTGCTAATCTAGAAGAAGCTATTCCTTTAATTACAAAGGCAATGAAAGTAGTCACTTAGGATTTAACAACTACTTTAAGAGCTTTGCGTTCTTAGGTAGAAGGAGTTACTACTTTTACAAATGAAATTGATAAATTAATTGCGCTTGCGGCCGCCGGAGGGTCCGATTCTTTAGCTGCCCTTGCCGCAGATATTGATGACAATCTTGAGCTTTTGGAAGCACAATATAAGGGTGTATTAGCACATGGTGTAAAAACTCAAAATCTTGAATGGGCTAGCGATAGTGAAAAAATAAATAACTGGAATAGTAAATGGGATATTCACTATGGAAATAATATAAAGATTGCTTTTAAAACTGTGCGACAAAAGATTGAAGCGTTATTAAATAATGTCATTAAACCAGGAGTGTATGGAGATGCTGCCGCATATAGTGGATATGCAGGAGTTTATGACACTTATAAAATACGATTGGAACGAGTGCTAAATACTTTGGAAGAGTATTTAGATCCAGAAAGTAAATATGATTTTCCAATTGATGTTTTTAATGGTGTTGATTATAATACTTTACAATCTTACAAAAATACAAAAACTCAATGGAAATCTTATATTAAGAAAGATTTAAGTGCTTATGATAATAAGTATTGTATTTATTGGTTTAGATATGATAAAGATTATGTTAATAATGAAGTTCATTAGTTTTTATCTAACGGTTGGCGTAGATTAACTGAACTTCCTCGCAATATAGGTGTTCCTGGTAAAGGTGAAAAAATTGATGGTAAAACTTATAATGCAATTAAACTCGCTCCAGGAGAGGGATTAATTGATGTTATAATGAGATTTAATGAATCTGAAGAAAAATACAAAGCAGTATTATTTTATAATCATGCAATGTATGAAAGCGATGAGTTAATTTTTACTAACGAAGATCGGATACCCGAAACCGCAAATATTGAAACAGGAGATTTATTAATCTTTGAACATATTGATAAATCTCGCAATGATTATCAATGCTATAATTTAACTAATTATTTAATGGATAGCGCTGACGCAAGCCATTTACGACAAATTCGAGTTAAATATGATGGTTTATTATATGGTGATGAAATCCTTGCTAGCGGAGGTATTTATTGGTACGTTCCTATTACTTCAACTATGTTAACTGTTAATATTGATGAGCTTATCGCTCATGGATTTGTCACTGATTATGAAATGAATCCAAAACCACCTTATTCAAAAGCTGGATATATTTGTTTTTATAAATAGATTTAGGGAGAAAAAGATGAGTCTGGTAAATGGACTTTCTTGGATGGTAATGGATTTGATACAAGAGATTTTTGGTATAAAATTAAACCGTACTATGATGCTTCCGCAAGTATTAATTCTATTAAATGTGAATTTAGAGCTGCTACTGATAATGATATTGTAAGTGGCGAAGAATTTTTTAATTTTGGAGTAATAGGTAGCAATGGTACTAAATATACTTTATCTATTAATCCTGCTACAAATTAGGTAGCAACTTTACCCACTAAAAATTTAATTTTAGATGTATCTTTAAGAGATTTTAATAATGAAGAAATTGATCTCAGTATTGGAGCTAATGGAGTCGGATAGACTTCTGAATTTACTTCCTCTTGGTTGTTTAAATTAAATGGCAATGCTCCTACAAAAATTGAAGATGGAAATAAAGTTATTGGTTTAACTGCTTTTGGTGGAAGTTGTGGTATTGTTAAGGCAAGTACGAAATTTCAGTTAAGTGCGGCCGGGGCTGCTGAGGAGACTGCAGGAACAGTGAAATATCGTACGGTAACACTAGAGACAGTGCGTGCAATACCAGCGGCTGCAGGAGATTATTATATTTCTGGACCAACTTCTATTGTCTATAATAGTTTTGGTACTATTGATAATAGAAGTATGTTTGATAATCCTTATAAGTTATTTGCAATGAAAAAAATAACTTTAGGATCTAAGACTTATAATCCCAATGATCAAATTGATGTTAATTGGGATATTGAATATTATAACGCAAATGGTGTACAATTTACAGATGAAAACAATAAAGAGTATTAGTTTTATCGTAATTATATGCCAATTATTAATGATGCGGGTGGTTTAACTCCAGCTTCATTATATTTGGATAATATTGATTGTTATGCTGTTGTAAAAGCATATTCTGCAATTACAAATGATTTATTATGGTCTCAGCCTATTGTAATTACATAGAATCGTTTTGCATCTTCTGTACTCAATGATTGGGACGGTAGCTTGACAATTGACAAAAAAAATGGTACAATATTATCATCAATGGTAGGTGCTGGACGGAAAACTGAAAATAATACATTTCAAGGTGTGTTGATGGGTGATATTGGCGGTAATGCTGGTATTGATCTTGACGCAAAAACTGGATATGGTGTATATGGTTTTAATGATGGTGCCTAGAGTTTTGGATTTAATATTGATGGCACTGCTTTTATTGGTAAAGCAGGTCGTGGTCGTATTAAATTCGATGGCAATAAAGGTGCGATTACAAGTGCTTCTTATGAATAGACTCGGTTAGATCGTAGTGAACAAGATGGCGCTATTATTTATGATATTCCCGCAGGCATGAAAATTGATTTGAATGACGGATATATTGATATTCGTGGTGCAAGTTTAGGTTCTGATGGGAATAGATATAAGTATTATGAAACTGTTTACAAAGAAGATGGCACGACAGAAGCTATTAATAATACTATTGCTAGTAGATATGCAAATCATATTTTATTAAGTGCTACTGGAACGAACGGATCTACTAATACTAATTAGTATTTTTTAATTGAAGTTCCTTGGAATAAGGATTCTAGTGGTATTGAAGGTGCTTGGCAATTAAAACCATTGATTTCTATTGGATTAAATAATTATTTCTTATAGTCTCGAAATTATCGGTCTGGTACCTATTGGATTACTGACGGAGTTGCTAATGATCGAGGTGAAGGTACTTATTTTGATTTAGTTAAAGGCTATATTGATGCTTTTAATTTTAAATTAACTTCTAAAAATGTAATGATTGATTCTAGTGATGGAGCTACTGCATTTTTAGTTGTAAAAAATAATACGAGTGGAAATAATTTAATTTATATTGGTTCTGATGGATATTATTTAAAATCTGATGATTTTGATCCAATCGGAGCAAATGGCGTACCCGGTGCTGGTATGAAAATTGATTTAAGTACTGGTCACATTCATGCATTTGATTTTGAGTTACGTTCAAGTAATATTATTATTGATGCATATGATAATGATGGAGCAGGCTTAATTACTTTTACTGGAGATAGTGGTACTAATACTTTATCCATTACGAATAATCCTAATGGAATACCAATTGAAATTGGTAATGCTTTTAAAATTAAATGGGATGGTAGTATTTAGGGAGGATCGACATCTCCCTGGTCTATTGATGCGGCTGGTAATGCTAAATTTACTAATGCTGATTTATCTGGTAATATAAATATTAGTGGTAATCTTAATGTTAGTGGCACTGGTTCTATCGGCAATTGGAAAGTTACTTCAGATGGTAATTTATAGAGCGCTAATAATAGCGTTATTTTAAATGGTAGTACTGGAGCTATTAGTGGTTCAGCCATTTCTGGTGGTACTATTTCTGGTACTAATATTTCAGGTTCTAGTATCAAAGCAGGAGAGACATTTAATGTTACTTCAGGAGGCAAATTAACTGCTACTAATGCAGAATTAACTTCTTTAACGGTTCATGGTACATTAGCTGTTAAAACTACAGGTAAATTTGAATTAAGTGGTGAAGGTTGGATTTCTGGTCATTTAAAAATAGGTTAGAGTAGTTATAATAATGATTATCATTTATATGTAAATGGAAAATCTTATTTAACTGGACACGTAGGAATTGGTATTGCTCCAAATGATACATGGGATTTACGAGTTAATGGAAAAACTCGAATTGGTGGTCATACTGGTATTGGTACTGATCCAGTTGATGATTATGTATTAAAAGTGAGTGGAGACACTTATATTACAGGAAATTTAGGAATTGGAATTGAGCCAGATAATAATTATGATTTAAGAGTTAATGGTAAAAGCTATTTTTCAGGCACTTTATATTTTTCTGATGCAGATACCTATCTTTTGGTAAACAAAGATTCTGGTGGCGGAATGTGGTTTTATGGTTCGACAATTACTTTGGCTACAAATAAAGTACAATTGGGAGTAGGTAATACAGAATGTTCTACTCTTATTTATCACTATTTAGAAATTCCAGAAGATACTCATATCCGTGTGGGTAATGTAACATATACATTGCCAAATTATATTGCTGAGTTTGGCGGAGGATTTACTTTAATTGGAGATAATAAAGTAGCAATTGCAAATAGTGCTTTAACTTTAGCCAATGGTTCTGGTACAAAATATAGTGTTGGCAGTACTAATTGGCCGGTATACTTTTCTGATGGTATACCTGTTGCAATTTCTGTAGGATCTGCAGGTCAAGTGTTAGCAACTAATAGTGATGCTACTGGATTAGAGTGGAAAACAATATCATAGGGATCCACTTATCCATATGCTCCAACATCTAAAGGATCTAGTGGTTACGCTTGGATAGGTAATGGTACTGGTGCCAATGACAGTGGGCCATCTTGGCAATCTACTTATCATAGACATTCTATTACTTTATATAAAAGTAGTACTGGGATATTATATGCTGCGTAGAATAGTAGTGGCACTCTCGAACAGGTTACTATTTATACTGGTTATTCTTATGTATAATTAGTTAACATAAAAAAAAATAAAAACTGAGATAAAGGAGATTTTTTTCTTATGAAAATGACAAATAATGAAATTTATACTTATACTCGTCAGTTAATGGATGCATTCCAGGATGGCGAACAGAAGTTACCTATTAAGATTAACTTCTATCTTCAGAAGAATAAGAATACTCTTCTGAGTTTGGCACAGGATATTGAAAAGGCTCGTTTAGAAATTGCTCAGACTTATGGTGTATTAGATGAGTCTGGCGAGCAATATCAGATTCCTAATGATAAGCTTGCTGAGGCTAGCAAGGAATTAGAGGATTTGTTTAATTTAGAGCAGGATGTTAATATTTCTAAGATTAGTGTCGATGCTTTAAGTGATGATTTGACTCTGACTACTGCTCAAATGGAAGCTTTAATGTTTATGATTGACTAATATATGTAGTAAGGTGTCAGAAATCTGACACCTTACTTTATTATAAGGTGAGAAAGGAGAACTAAAATGGCAGTTGTAAAATTAAATCCGCCACTTATTGATGGCGTTATTGTAGCTCAAAAGGGAGATACATTACGCATTCCCTTTCAAATGAATCGCTCTGTTGCTAAAGGTGATGTGGTAAAAATGAGAGCGATTATTAAATCTGTATAGACTAATGTTCAAATTACTACTGCAACTTGTGAAGTGGATTAGTGGTATTATAAGAATAACCAATGGATTGCTTTATTTCCAATTAATCAATCTGATTTTTCAATTGGTTAGTATTATAAAGTGCAATTAGCATATGTCAATATGGATGGTGAAAATGATAATGATGGTTTCTATTCTTCAGTAGGAACTTTTAAATATACTTCATAGCCCTCTTTAATTATAAAAGATTTAGAGGGTGGTATTAAAATTAATACAAATATTTATAATTATACGGGAGTTTATGAGAATGCATTAGACCCATCAGAAAAAGTTTATTCTTATTGGTTTAATATATTTGAATTAGGAAAAGATACTCCTGTGTAGACTAGTGGAGAATTATTGCATAATTCTTCTACTGATGAATTTACTGATAAATCATAGGATACCTGGACAACAAGATACGGATGTGATGGAGATTTTACTATTCAATACTGTGTCAAAACAATTAATGGATTAGTAGAAGAAAGCCAAAAATATCGTATCACTGATAATCAAGCAGTTGATACAGATATTTTAAAATATTATCAATTTGTTGCTAGAAATGATGCGGCCGGCGCATACGTGGAGCTTTCAATTGAGCCTCATAGCACGACAAAACCAGAAGACCGCAAATTTATTAATGGACAATTTTTATTGCTTCGTGCTTCTAATGAAGATAACTATCAAAGTTGGTATTAGTTAACTGAATTTGTTTTGGCTAATTGGGATAGTTAGTCCCGTAGGTATTTATGTCGAGATTACTGTGTATCTCAAGGAGTATCTTATAAATATGCACTACAAGCTTTTAATGCGGCAGGCATTTATTCTAAGCGTATTGAAACTGATATATTAGACGTTGATTTTGAAGATATGTATTTAAGTGATGGTAAACGCCAATTGCGTATTCGCTACAATCCAAAAGTATCTTCTTTTAAAAATACTATTCTAGAATCTAAAATGGATACTATTGGCGGAAAGTATCCTTTCTTTTTCCGCAATGGCAATGTAAAATATAAAGAATTTCCAATTTCAGGTCTTATTAGTGTATTAACGGATGAGAATAACGAATTTATTGAGGGGCTTCAAACTATAGAGCCTTATCGAGTAAATACTCCATTTATTAATTCAGAAGAGTATCGCGGTGATTTAACTAGTAGCCATACTGATTTGAGCGCAGATAATTTTCATAAGGAACGAGAATTTAAAATGGAAGTCTTAGAATGGTTAACTAATGGTAAACCTAAACTTTTCCGGTCTCCTGGCGAGGGCAGTTTTATTGTGCGTTTAATGAATACTTCAATGAGTCCTAATGATACTTTAAGTCGTATGCTTCATACTTTTACAAGCACAGCTTATGAAATTGCAGATTGTACTTTTGAAAATTTACGTGCTTATGGTATGCTTATGGAAGAAAAATTAGAAACTCGTGATTTAGAGTTTATTCAAGTTACTTTAAGTGATATTCCAAGTTCATAGTTTGGTATTTGGAGAGGTAACGCTGTTATGGCTACGATTATCGGGTAGCCAAATATTCGTTTTTATTATCAACTACAAAATGATAATATTAAAGAAGCTGATTTGGGTGTAACTGGTATTTATGAATTTGATAAATATTTGTTAGCTGAAAATCCGCTAGTATTTTTATAGGCTAGAGCTTAGTCTTCTGCCTCTTGGAGTAGCGCTGTATTAACTTATGCGCAATATACTGAAGCTACTATTGAGCCTTTCAGTATCATTGAAGATGTTAAAATTGAAGACAAAATTGATACATGGATTGGTTAGAATCGAGATGAGATTGAGGCTCATTTAGATAAAGGTATTTATAATTCAGTGTTTAATCTTGCTTCTCCATTAAGAGAAAGCATTGGTAATGTTTATTATCTTAAAGTTCAGGAACGACCTGTTATTACTGTATTATCAGTTACTGCTATTGAAGGTGGTAAATATCGTTTTTGGGATGGTAGCAAAGAATATCATCCAACTATCGATGTTATTGTAAAATGTGATGATAAATATTATGATGGATGGACTAGAAAATTAATTGGTTCTTCATTAGATTTAGATTACACATTTGATATTACCAATAACAAGACTAAGGAGGATGGTAGTTTAATTTCTGGTCAATATAGTAGTATTAGAACTGCAGGTCGTATGATTTTAACCAATTTATCCGATATTAAATATATGTATTTAGGTAATGCTTTATTTGTAGATATTGTATATCAATTAAATACAAAATATTATACTTTTGAAACAGGTAAACTTTTATAGTGGAGACAAGATTGGGAAAAAGACCCTGAGAATTATAGTTTATTTGAAAAATATTATCGAGCTTTGATTTCGACATATGAAGCTACTATAGGAAGGGGGAGCATAAATGCTATATGATAAAGATTTTTTATTAAAATTAGATAAATCAAAAAATAAAATTATTTATGCTCGTATTACTGCTCTTACTTTTCAAGAGCTACCCATTGAAACTATTGAAGGACGTGTTACGCAGGGGTCTATTAATATTGATGGATCCTCTGCGGTCCGTCGTACCTGTTCTCTAACTATTGTGGCACAAGATTTTAAATATAATGATTTTTATTGGGGTTTAAATACTAAATTTAAGTTAGAAGTTGGTGTTGAAAATACTATTGATACTAAGTATCCTAAAATTATCTGGTTTAATCAAGGTATTTTTTTAATTACCGTTTTTAATACTTCTCGTAGTACGAATAATTTTTCTATAACCATTCAAGGCAAAGATAAAATGGCTTTATTAAATGGTGAAATTGGAGGTACATTAGAATCTTCAATTGATTTTGGCTGTATTGAGGAAGAAAATGCTGAAGGTGTATGGACTCTTAGAAAGATTCCTATCCAAGATATTATTCGTAATGCAGTTCATGTATATGGTGGAGAACCATTACATAATATCATTATTAATGATTTAGATACATACGGTTTAGAATTGCTAGAATATAGATATGATATTCCAATGTATTTGTATAGAAGTATTCATGATTAGTCTTATCGTAATGCTACCCTTGATGGAAAAAAAATCTGTAGGGTCCAAAAAACCGGAGAGACGAAGACTCTCGATCGTTTGCGGCCAGAGGAATTAGAAATGTTAGTTGATCCATTTACAGGAACTTTAACTAATGTAATTATTGAAATGGACGGTCAAGAGTGGTATGTAGCAAAAGTTGAGTATGGTTAGACTGCGGGCTATAGAGAAACTGATTTAGTATATGCAGGAGACTTAATTGCGAATGTAGGTGAAAGTTTAACTAGCGTATTAGATAAAATTAAAAATATGTTAGTTGAATTTGAATATTTTTATGATATAGATGGAAGATTTATTTTTTAGAAAAAATAGTCCTTTATTTCTACAATGTGGTCACCTGCGGCCACAACTTCAAATGCACCTATGAGCCAGGCTCTAGCGCTCGCTTCAACACATTCATATATGTTTAGTGGTAGTGAGTTAATTACAGCATTTAATAATAATCCCAATTTATTAAATCTTAAAAATGATTATTCAATTTGGGGTGAACGTGAAAGTGTGAGTGGAGCAAAAATTCCAGTACATATTCGTTATGCTATTGATCGCAAACCAAAACAATATACAAAAATTTTTGTAGAAGATAATAATAAAGAGTTACAAACTTATAATAATAATTATAAAGTAAATGTAAAAGGATAGGAATCTTCTACAATTACAGCAGATGAATCAGATTGGCGTGAAGTAATTTATCAAATGGCACTTGATTATTATAAATATAATTTTTTAAGCGACTTTGAATTGCGAGTAGCCAAAGCGAATGGAGATTTATATCCGACTGGCCGCACAGGATATGAAATTTATTATATTGACTTACAAGGCTTTTGGAGATAGCTATATTATCCAGAATTGGATGAACAATATCAAGAGGCTTTAAACACATAGACTAATTTACAACAATAGGTAGACACTTTGACTGTGATTGTTTTTGGAGAAGAAAATCCAAATACCGATAATCGTATCGGAGGACTAGAAAACTATTTAGCTGCAATTAATAACGAATTATCTGATGATGATCAAACAGAAGCCAATTAGATATTAATTCAATTTAAAAATTAGTATCCACAGTATGCTTCTTTGTTTATTAATGTTTCTGATCCTTATATCGCAATGGGAATTTTAAACGATTTATATTTTAGAGAAAAAGATCGTTTAGAAAATCTAAATTATGAATTAGATAAAATTACTATAAAAGTAGAGCAACTAATTGAGGACAGAAATGAAAATTATTATTAGAGCGGAGATCATAGATATTGGAACAAGGCCGTATATAAAAAACCTGAAACTTTAAACTTTTGGTTTGATTTTTTAGATGGTTCACATGAAGATAAAAAGAAATCTAGTGAATTATCTAAATACGATGTAAAGAACATTGGCGCACGGCCAAAAGCAATCAATGACTCTAATGTAAAGTCCATTTACTTTAGAGAAACTCCTAATGTTATTTATGCGGCTCCCGGTGAGACGGGCGCTTTACCTGGTTTTCGCTATATTCAATGCGCTGAGATTGATGGTATGTTTTCAATTAGCGCGCAAGGTAAATCCGCAAAAGAGCGATTAGATGAGTTATTATATCAGCACAGTTATTGTATTGAAAGTGCTACAATTACAGCTATTCCAATTTATTATCTTCAACCAAATACTCGTATTTATTTACATGATGATGATACAGGATTGGATGGAGATTATATTGTAAGTAAAATTACTTTACCATTATCTTATAATGGTACAATGTCTATTACTGCGACAAAGGCCGCAGAGAATATTATATAAGGAGGGATGAGATATGAAACGAATGATGTAGTTCCGCTATCATGGTCCTGGAAATGAAAATAATTATCCATCTGGCTCATTGGCTGAACGAGATTGGGCAAATAATTTATTTTATAACTATGGAGCAGTATCTCATCTTGGTATATAGGGCGAACCGGGGGTTGTTTTCTATTTAAATGGAGGAAACAACCCTATTACTATTGGTAATACAGGTATTTATGAACTTGATTTAGAAGGTGTTGGTCGTATTACCGGTTTGAGATTTGATGATAAGGTATTAACTAAAACTTATAATAATAGTGAAAGCATTAATCATAGACTCATCGTGGATATAGTGTATGATGGACCGGAGGTATATGTATGAGTTTTTATGGTTCTATATATTATCAAGTTGCGCAATCTTTTGCAAAAATTTTATTTAAAAATTCCGGTTGGGATTCAAAACAATTTTTAACTAATAAGCCATCTAATGGCTCTCTCGAGGCCGATAGCCGCACAGGTGTCTTTGGTATTGATAGTGGTAACCGATGGATTCAAATTTAGCCTGATAATGAAGGTTGTAAAATTTGGCATAGTTTACCAAATACTATAACCCCAACTATTATTTAGGGGATTGAAAAAAGTGAATCTCCTCCAGCGCCATCTTCAGTTACTGAATTGGCTTCTGGAGATTATTTTAAAGTTCCTATTATTCAATATGATGAAGCGGGACATATTTTACCCGCTTCTAATGAAGCAGTTTATTATCGCATGCCCGTTATTGATATTATTAGTGATATTGATAATTTGGAAACTGCTGTAGATGAGCTTGAAGAAGTTACTAGTACAATGAATAAAGAAATTAAAGACAATGCTCAAAGTATTAATAAATTAAATGATTAGGTTAATACTTTAGATGATACCATTGGGGATTTTAGTTTAGTAACTGATGATAGTGATGAATCAATTAGTGAAATTATTGGCAATGTAGATTCATTTCGAATCCTTTTAGAAGATGAAGATATTACATTAACATAGTCAATTTTAAATCTAAAAGATTATACTGAAGCTCAAATTGGTACGTTGTCTGCTAGTATTTAGGGCTTAGTTCAAACCACTGGTTTATTATCTGAAAATATTAAATCCTTACAAGAGCAAGTAAAAACTCTTGAAGAAAAAGTTAATTCTTTAGTATAATTTCTTTCTTTTTGAGGGAAGTTTATATATAATAATTTTGAAAAGAAGGGAGAGATTATTTTGGCTAATTATGTAAAATTTAGACGAGGTACAACTGAAGCTTTTAAAGCATTACCAAAAGATCAGCTTGAATTAGATACTTTGTATTTTATTTATGATAATGATGCTTCAACAGCTGATTTGTATTTAGGTTCTAAGTTAATTTCAAGCGGTGCCAATGATGAATCTATTGGTGCTACTTCATTAGCTAAATTAAGCGACGTTGTTATCAATGCAGGTCTTGCTAATAAAGATCTATTGATTTATGATCCTTCCGCAGGCACTAATGGCGCTTGGGTAAATAAGCCTTTAGCAGAAGCCATTAGCGTTATGATTGGAGCTAATTCAACTTCTGATGGACAAGCTGGTCTTGTTCCAGCCCCCGCCGCCGGAGATGTAAATCGCTATTTACGTAGTGATGGTAAATGGGTGGCCATTACAGCTCAAGTGTTTGAGTTAGAGAATGTTGATAATGTTGATCATATTGAATTAATTGGTAGCAACACTACTGGAAAGACTTTGGCAATTGGCGACATAGCAATCGTTAAAGATATTATTGTCGAAGGTAATTATCAACATACTGCCTACGTTTATGACGGTTTAGAATGGGCGGCGATGGATGGTAATTATAATGCTGAAAATGTCTACTTTGATGAAGATTTTATTTTCACTAAAGCATTAGGCACTGTAACCATTCCTTCTTCTGGTAGTACCACTGTAAAAGCAGCAGGCAAAAATTTGAAAGAATTTTTTGCAGGCTTATTCGCAGCTGAGCAGAATCCATCCGCTACTAAACCTAGTGCATCTATTGCTTTGTAGAGTGCTGCTAGTGTTGAGGCTGGAACTTCCTATGAGCCAAGTTATGCTATTACTTTTAGTAAAGGCAAATATACTTATGGCCCTGACACAGGTATTACTGCAACATATGCTGTAACCGACACCAATGGTGGATCTAATGATGTGGCATCTGGTAAATTATCTACTTTTATTGTAGATGATACTACTGAGTATAAAATCAGTGCTACTGTTAGCTATACTGAGGGTGCTGTTCCTGTTTCCAATTTAGGAAATCCAGTAGAAAGTAAAAAGATTGCGGCCGGCACTATTGATTTAGTTACTGATGCAGTAAAAGGTTATCGCAATGCTTTCTATGGAACTTTGACTGAAAAGAATACTTTAACTTCTGATATTATCAGAGGTTTAAATAAAACTAATGCCGATGTAACTGCAGGTTCAGTTATGACTGTTAATATTCCAGTAGGAACAATGAGAGTTGTTATTGCTTATGAAGCAACTATTCAAGATTTAACAAGTGTTTTGGATAAGAACGACTCTAACGCGAATATTGTATCTGGTTTTGGCGAACCTCAAATTATTGCAGTTGAAGGCGCAGATCATCACAGCGCTATTGATTATAAGGTTTATGTAATGGATTTTGCAAATCCTTACGATGCAGCAAATGTATTTACTGCTACTATTTAATAAGGAGGTAAAGATTTATGGCTATGAACTTTGGTAAGGGCAATCGCTCTGTAGCTTTTAATCCTACTTCCGCTTTCCCTCTTGATGCACGAAGCTATTTTGAAAGTTATGATGCTGCGCTTAGTGCTGCAGCATTGGCAAAAGAGGTTGGAAGCTCTGAGTCTGTTTATTATTATGGTCAGACTTTAGTAGTAGTTGAAGATAATAAAGCTACTTTATATGTAATTCAGCCCGATAATAGTTTAGCTCCTATTGCGGGGGAGTCTGTAGAAGAGTTCGTTTTAGTTATTGATGATAAAGCTTTTGTAGTTGATTCTGAAACTGGCGAACTAAGTTTAAAGGGATTAGAAGGAGCGGCCGCAGGTACGGTATTAACTGTTGCATCTGATGGCTCAATCTCTTGGAAAGCTCCTGTTGATGCTTATACTAAGGCTGAAACCGACGCGAAGATTGCGGCAGCTGCTCATTTAAAGAGAAAGATTGTTGGTAGTGTAGCAGATATTGAACAGTATATGGCTGAAAATGCTGATGCTGAACAATATATTTTTATGGTACCTGCCGATGAAATTTTTGATACTGATAAGTATGATGAGTATATGGTTGTCACCATTGCTGGTACTCAAGTGGTTGAAAAAGTTGGTTCTTGGGAAGTCGATTTAACTGATTATGCTAAGAAGAGTGACTTAAACAAAAAGGTTGATAAAGCGGATGGTGAACGTTTAATTACAGCTGCTGAAGCTGAAAAATTAGAAGCTGTTAATGTAAATGCAGAAAAAAATATTATCAATTCTGTATCTAATGATTTTGAAGTTGTTAGTGAAGAAGGTATTGATAGACAATTAACTTTAAAACCTTTTACTATCAATAAAGTTACTGGGTTACAAGATACTTTAAATAGTAAGGTTGATAAGATCGAAGGTTGGACTTTATTAAGTCCTACTGATTAGGGAAAATTAGCAAAGCTAGTTATTGATGAAGAGACTGGTAATGTTGGTATTTCTGGTACAGTTAATGTTGAGAATGTTCAAGGCTTGGAGGATTGGTTAAATAAAAATGCTGCTACCACCCCTGGACTTTCTGAAAACAATTTAACTGATGAAATGTATAATAAGCTATTAGATGCTTTGTTTATTAAAACCGTTGACACTAATCAATTAAATGTTGAAGATGGTCATTTGTCTATTAAGGCAATTGATTATTCAAAAGTTACTGGTCTTGATGAGGTTTTAGCACTTAAAGCTGATGCTTCTACTGTCACTGCGGTGAGCAGTAAAGTAAGTGCTTTAGAAACTTCTATTAATGATCACGTATCCGCTGCTAATAATAGATTTACAGCAATTGAAGATCGTTTAACTTGGCACGGATTAACTAATTAATTTAAAAGGAGAGTAATATAATGGCTAATTTGAATTTTAAATGGGGTTCTCATGAAAATCTAGTCAAAATGACTACTTCTGAAGTTGGTGCAATTTATTTCACTAAAGATGAGGGCTCTTTATATTTAGGCGTAGACGCAGAAAAAGCTCCTAAGAGAATTCAAGGTGTTGTTCAGTTCTATGAAAGTACTACTGCTTTTGCTGAAGCAACTAAGCCACCTTATTCTACTGATGTAATTTATTACATTGCGGATCAGGGTGCTTTAATCCGTTGGGATGATTCTACAGATAAGTTCTTGGTTATTAACGTTACTGCAGCAGAATTTACTGCTAAATCTGCTGAATTGTCTGGCAACATTACTGCTAATGCTAATGCTATTAGTGGTTTGCGCGGCGAAGTTGGTACCAAGGAAACTGACGAAAAAGCTGCTTTTGTATGGTTGAGAGATTTGCAAGATGCTGTCGATGCATTAAATGAATTAACAGGTCTAGGAAGTGGCGAAGGCGCCTCTTTGACTGAGCAGTTAAATACTTTAGTTGGCCGCTTAGATGATGAAGGTGGTTTGGTTGACCGTATTGAAGCTTTAGAGTCTTGGAAAACTGATGCTGCTACTGATATCTTAGATCATGAGGGTCGTGTTACTACATTAGAAACCAACATGGGCACTCGTGCTGAAGGTGAGGCTGCTGTTTATCCTTGGTTAAATAGCTTACAGGATAGTGTAGACGACCATGAGACTCGTTTGGACGCTATTGATGGTGAAAACGGTAGCATCGCTACTGCTAATAGTCGCATTGATGGCTTGGCTTCTAGAACTACTGCAGTAGAAAATAAAGCAAACACTAATGCTGAGGATATTGTTAAGTTAAAGGCTGCTGATACCACTACTAATGCAGCTATTGAGGCTTTGCAGGGAGAAGATGGCTTGGCTGGCGTAAAGAGTCGTTTGACTCCTTTGGAAACTGCCAAGACTGATCATGAAACTAGAATTCAAAAGTTAGAGAATGCTGATACCGAGATTAAAGCTGATGTAAAAGCAATTAATGATGAATTACCAACTATTAGACAAGATATTTTAAATGCTGCCAATTCTGCAGCTGCTGCTAATGGTGCGATTGGTGATGCCAATACCGCAGGTACAGTAAAATATGATATTGCTCAATTACAAGCAAAAGACACTTTAGTTGATGCTGATATCGAAGCTTTAGAAGGCCGAGTACAAGCTAATGAAAATGCTATTGGTAATGATGAAAAAGCTGATAGTATTAAGGGCCGTTTGAAGGCTACTGAGACTGTTGCAAATCAAGCTAAGGCTGATATTGTTACTATTAATAACACTTTAAGCGGCAAGGCTGATCAAAGTACTGTTAATGGTTTGAGTACTAAGGTTGGTAATTTAGAAACTGCCGTTGGTGCTCCAAAGTCTGGAAGCACTGCTGCTTCTGGTTTATATGCAGAGACTGCTAACAATGCTGCTGCTATTGATTTAATTAATCAAAATATTGGCACTAAGGGCACTGCTGGTTCTACTGTTTATGGTGCTATTAAAGAAGTCGATGAAAAGACTCTTGCAAATGCTAATGAGATTAGCGCAGTAAGTGGTGTTGCTGATGGTGCTGCTGCTAAAGCCGCTGCCAATGAGGGCGCAATCAATGATATCAATGATGAAATTGATGCTTTGAAGAAAGTGGATTCTGATCAGGCTACTACTAATGCTAATGTAGAATCTCGTTTAAGTACTGCTGAGGGTACTATTAAGACTCATGGTACTGATATTCTTGCTTTGCAGAATGCTGCTTCTACTTATGCTAAGCAGGCTGATCTTGATAAAGAAATTGAAGATCGCGAAGCTGCTGATACTCAATTAAGAACTGATTTAAATGCTGAAATTGAAAGAAAAATTAATGCAGCTAATTCTTTAACTTATATTGATGGTATTTCTACTGCTGATGAGTGGGATGCTGTAAAAGTAAAAGATGCTCATATTGGTGACACTTATGTTGTTGCTGAATCTAATTTAGCTTTAAATCTGGATTTGGACAATAATTCTAGTACTGCTGCAGTAAAGTGCTATGCTGGTGATTTGTTAATTGCCACTGCTAAAGAAGACGCTGTTGAAACTGAGGGTGTTTTGGCCGCTGCTGATATTGAGTGGGTCCATGTTCAGTCTGGTTATAAGGCAGAATTGCAGGGTAAGTTGAGTGTAGCTGATGTTGCTGGTACAGCTTCTGCCAATATTAACTTAACTTCTTTGAATGGTAATGGTACTGCAGGTGACTTAGGTCAGATTACTGTGACTTCTGCTTCTTCTAATTTGACTATTGAGGCTTCTGGCAACACTATGACCATTAATATGGTTTGGGATAGTTTTGATCCAGCTACTTAATTGGACAAAAAATAATCATTAATTTATAAAAAAATTGAAATCTCTATGAGAGATAAAATATAAAGGCTTAAGGGGCGAAAGAGTTATCTCTTTCGTCCCTTTTTTCTTTTATACAAAAAAAATTATTTGAGAGAAAGGAGAACACTTCATATGAATACACCTTTCATTCCTATTTAGGGTAAGCGTGATACTATTCAAGCATAGGCAATTATTGAAGGTAATTTATATTTTGCTACTGACACTGGTGAAATGTTTTTGGATACCGCGAGTGAGCGTATTCCAGTTGGTGGTGGTGGAGTTTCTGTTCTATATGCAACTGCCGCAAGTGTTAGTCAAGATTTAACTGATTTAAGTTATATCATTTATTTTGCTGATTTAGAAGATCAAGACGCTTCTCCTAAAAAAGACGACTTAATTATCAATTCTAATGGTACTTTCTATAAAGTTCGTTCTTATAATAAAAGTGCTGGTATTTTGAAATGTAGTCGTATTGCTGTTAGTGGAACTGGCGGCGGAGGGGGTTCTGGTGGTGGCGGCGGTGGAGACACTGGCGATGGTAAATATGTAGAATTGGCTTGTGAAGGTACTGCTCCCAATGCGCAAACCTACATTTTTGAATAGCCATAGTTTATACATTTTTCTGTCGGTGCTTCACATGATTCTGTTTTAATTTTAAATTATCATGTTACCAATGTCGCAACAGAACAATCTAACACTTATTCCTTTTCTGTCCGTTCAGGAGAAACTCATAATTTTGATCTGGGTAGTGTGCTTGGTAAAGGTTAGAATACATTAGTCGTAGAGGCAATTGGTAGCAACTCTGGTACCAATCAACTACAATATGGTTCAATTTCTTGTATTGAATTAGCATTAAAAGAAAGTTCTAATTTCAATCCTTTAAAATATGCCTATAACTCTGATATGAGTTTTCATTTTATTCCAGTAGGCACAGTAAAGAAAAGATTAAATGTATATATTGATGATGTTTTGGAAGAGAGCGCCTGTAAGGATTTACTTGCAACAGATAATGAACAATCTATGTCTGTAACTATTCCAAAAAAGAAACATGGTGTTTACACATTGAAGGCTGAGTTAACTTATAATACTGGTGTTACCACTATTGCAACAAAACCTTTGATTTATCAAATTGTCTTTTTGGAACCTAATAATGATGCTCCTGTTATTTGGTTTAATAATGTCCCAGAGAAAATTACTAACCATGATAAACTAAATATCCAATATATGGTTTATGATCCAGCATCTCCTGATCGTACTTCAATTCGTAGATGGATTAATAATAATGAGATTGCTAGCTTGGATAATATCGCTCATAGTGAAACTACCTGGTTAAATTGGAATATTTCCAATTATGAGGTGGGCGAAAATACATTTACTTTAATGTGTGGCACTACCTCTGCTAGCGTATCTTTGTATGTAGAAGAAGATGAATTACGAGATTTAGATATTTTAACTAGTGATTTATATTTAAATCTAACTTCTGTTGGTAGAAGTAATTCAGAAAACGAGACTGAACGCCAAACCTGGTTCTTTGAACGTAGTGATGGAACAAAGTCTGTTGTTAAGTTTAATAATTTTAACTGGTATAACAATGGTTGGGTTAATGATTTGGCTACTGGGGATTCAGTATTAAGAATTAGTAATGGTGCTTCCATTGAAATTCCTGTTAGTGTTATGAATACTCGTGATTTGGATACTAACTTAACTTTTGAAATTCAATTCAAATTAAGAAATGTCCAAAAGTATGAAAATTTAATTGAGGTTACTTCTGAGGAAATTAAAGACGCAGAAGGCAATACTGTAGAAGTTAAAGTTACTAAAACTGTTAAATCTACTGACGGTGTATGGTGCAATTATTATGATAATGAAATTGGCATGTGCTTAGGAACTCAAGAAGGTTTCTTTAAATCTAAGCAGGTTATTGCTTCTGGTCGTTATAAAGAAGACGAAATTTTAACTGTAAGTTTTGTTGCTGAAAAAGCTGCTGCAACCAATCAATATCCTTTGATTTATATGTATATTAATGGCATTATGAGTTCTATTATTAATTATGATAAAACTAGTGATTCTTTTGCTAGTGGCGTAAAAACTTTAGTAATTAACTCAAATTATTGTGATGTTGATTTATATAAAGTTCGTATTTATTAGGCTGCTTTATCAAGCGCTGATGTGGTTCATAATTATATTGCCGATCAAAATAGCGCTGAGCTATATGATATGAACCAAATTATTGAATTTAAAGATAATATCCCATCAATTAGTTATACTAAGATGAGAGATTATAATGATGCACATCCAGAAAGTCCATTATAGGCTTATGCAGTGTTGGAATGTGTAGATAAAACCGAGGATTTATTACCTTATATTAAAGGTGGTAAAAAGAAAGTTAATGTAACTTTCGTCAACCCTTCTTTGGATTATGCCTATAAAAATAAATTAATTACTGGTGCGCAATACTTAATGGGATGTCCTAGTTATACAGCTACTAATATTGAGTTTGACGTTCAAGGAACATCTTCTCAAGGTTATCCTCGTCGTAATTATAAAGGTAAATTCAAGAAGAAGGATGATAATTCTTGGAAATATACTGATGGCCCTCTTGCAGGTAAAGAAATCGGTGAAAAGAACGAGTATGAAGGAGTAGAGTATAAAGGATTCTATATGGATAATCATTACTCTGAAACTACATTTACTTGGAAAGCCGATTATATGGAAAGTTCTATGACTCATAATACGGGCTATGCTAGTTTTGTTAAGACTTTATATAGTAAACATCCTTTGCAAGATTATGATCCTGATATTGATGTAACTGATCGCCGCACTACGGTTTATGGTTTCCCAATGATTGTTTTCCAAAAGAAAGCAGATGGCAGCTATGAATTTATTGGTCGTTACAATTATAATCTTGATAAAGGTTGTAATAATGTTATTGGATTTGAAGATGAAACTGCTCATCCTTATGTTGAAGGCAAAACTTTTAAAGATGTTGCTGAATGCTGGGAGCTACTAAATAACCAAGGCGGCCGCACATCATTTACAGTCACTAATTTTGATGAAGTAGATGATGAGGGTAAATTGGCTGTATTAAATGATTTTGAATATCGTTATCACGTTGATGAAGATGATATTGATGACGCTCTGGATAAGAAAAATGATTTTGCTAATAAAACTTAGACTGAAATTAACACTTTCTTATTGAGTAAATATGATAACCTACGTAAAGTGGCTGAGTGGTTAGAATCTACCAATTCTTTGGCACCAACCAATGAACCTATTGAACCTTATACTGCTGGTGGTTAGACTTATACGACAGACAGTGCTGAATATCGTTTAGCCAAGTTTGCTAATGAATTTGATAAATGGTTTGATTAGGAATATTGTGCAATCTATTTTATTATGACTGAAATGTTACTATTATATGACTCTCGTGGTAAGAATATGATGTTGGCTACATGGGGACCTCAAGAGGTCGGTGGTAATTATATCTGGTATCCTATCTTCTACGATATTGATACTCAATTAGGTGTTAATAATTCAGGTGTACCTTCTTGGGAATATGATGTCGAACCATCTCCTATTGTTAATACCGAAGGTGGTATTTTCTCTACCGCAGGTAGTGTATTGTGGTATAATTTTGAAAAATGTTTCTTAGATACTGCAAAATCTTACTATCAAGATATTCGCAAGAATGGCTTAAAATATGAAAAATTAAAAGGTTATTATGACTATGATGCCAATGTAAGTGGATCTTACGCTATGATGGGTCATCGTCCCGTTAATATTATTAATGTTGATCAATATTGGAAATATATTGCTCCTACTTTTAGTGGTTACATTAATACTAGTGGCACTATATCTAAAGATGAGGGTAAGCGCTTCTATTGTTTATAGGGTAGTCGTCAATTACATCGAGATTTATTCTTGAGAAATAGATTTAATTATATTGATAGTAAATGGTTGGGAGATACTTATGCTTATGAGGGCGCAGTTTCTCAATTACAGATTCGTTGTAATGCCAACTATGGTGGTACTTCTGATAAATACTTAAATCGAGAGATTACTGCTGAAGATACAGGTTTTGAACAATATACTTATCCACATCCACTTGATGCGGATTTAACTTTTGAAGTTACTCCATATTTACAATAGTACAATTCTTTATGGTTTGATAAAACTATGATGACATTCCCACAGAAGTGGGATGGAAAAAATCCAAATAAATTACAACTAACTGCGGAAAAACAAACTGCTGTTGAAACTTATAAAGGTTTAACTCAACAGTTATTCTATATTGGCGGTGGCGAATACATTTCTTCTCTTGGAGATTTGAGTTTAAAGTATCCTGATGAATTGTATTTAACTGCTTTAAAGCGCTTAAGAGACGTACGCGTGGGTAATGATACTCCTGGTTTTTATAATGGTATTTTAAAAGTCTTTACTTTAGGTGCTAGTGCTTTAAATCCAGATGGTACTCCTAACGAGAATACAAAAGCTCTACTTGAGCAAGTAATTTTAACCAATGTTCAATCTTTAACTGGCGCTATTGATGTTACTGGTGCAGAAAAATTAAAAGAGTTCCGTGCTCTTGGAACAACTATTACTGGTGTATCATTTGCGGACGGTGGTCAAATGGAGATTGTACACTTGCCTAATACAATCGCACACTTGACATTTATTGAGCCAATTAAATTAAAAGGTTTAATTCAAGGTGAGAGCGATTGGAAAGATGCTAAGGGTAATTTTGTACCTGGTCTTTATATTCCTGGTATCACTTCCACAGGTAATTTAAATGCTTCTACTGGTATTGAAAAATTGCAAGTTGTTGGCGGCAATATGGGATATAGTTCTTATCAATTAATGAAAAATTTAGTTGATATTAAGAAAACTATGCAGACCTCTGCTGAATTTACCAATGCTCAAAAGAATATTTCTATAGCATTAGAAAAAGTTTTATGGTCTCCTTATAAATTAGTTGAATCTGGAGTAGCTAAAAATAATGAGAAATCTTATGTTTTAAAAACTGAGAATTCTACATTTGTTCCTTATACTCCCACAGATGCTGATTGGGATCAAAATACATTAAATGCTTTGGTATATGAAGTATTGCCTGATGCTTTAAATGATCAAGATTGCTTAACTGATTTAAGTTTAATTAACTTATTTATTGGCGAAGAGAATTTGGCAAATCGTGATACTAACTATTTTAGAGATATTACTGAATATGGTGATGACCGTCCAACTTATCCATATTTATCTGGTGATATTTTTATTAATAACCCAAGTACTTCAAAAATTTCTGAATTTGAAATTAAATAGATTATGGATACTTATTATCCCGATTTAAATATTTTTGTTGCGAATGTTGATCCTGCATATACTCTAAAAATGGTTGAAATTGTTACTGATGCAGAGGCAGGTACAAAACAAACTATTGAATTGCAATCTGTAAAGTATGATAAGAGTTCAACTACTCCTATTAAAGTGACAGATATTAAAGCAAATCCGTCTAGACTACATCACTACTTTAAGGGTTGGAGCCTAACTGAAGATGGAGAAGTTTTAAGTAATGAAGAAATTGAAGCTTTAACATTTAGCACCTCTAAAATGACTCATATTTTATATGCAGTATTTGATTGGGATAGCTACACTGCAACATTCTATAATGGTGATGTTGAATTGGGAGAAAAGCCAACAGTCATTTATGGTCAATATTTCTATGAGCCTGCTGAAGTACCAAGTAGAGAGGCGGATGAAGAATCATTGCCATTAACAGAGCGTTTGGCATTCTATGGCTGGTCTGATAAATATCAAACTAACCCTGTGGCGCCTTCTGAGGAGGCGGCCGCCAAGTTGGTAATTGATGTAACGGCAGTAAAAGCCATTGAAAATAGAAACTTCTATGCTGTCTTTGTTCAAGAGAATGTTTATAGTAAAGCAACTGATGAAAAATATTTTGAATTTATTGGACCTGTTACTGTAAATAACGTAGAAGGTTATTAGATTAGAACAAGTAGTGCCTATGATTTAAAGGGTAAAATTACTATTCCTGCAACCCATAATGGCTTACCTATTGTTTCTATGGGATATTTTACTAGCGCTTTAAGAGCTACTGGTATTTTCTTTATGGATAACATTTTCTTCTATGAAGTTGGTACTGAGGCATTTAAAACTGATATGCATAGCGCTGATATTAAATTAAAAGGTGTATATTTACCAGAGTCAGTTATGTATATTAGAGACAGTGCTTTTAATGGTGTTCAAGGATTGGAACATGTAAGTGAGCAATATGCGAAAGATGGTATCGTAGGACATTTGAGTGATAATCTTGTGTATATTGGAACGCGTGCTTTCTATAACACTAAGGCTCTATATGTTGCCAATTTACCTTCTAAATTGACTATTGTAAAAGATAGTAGCTTCTATGGAGCAGGAAAGAATGTAACATTATCTGCCTTACCAGATAATATTACAAAAATAGAAATGGCAGCATTCATGCAATGTCCTAATATTCAAATTACGAATTTTGGTAAGCAAGCTAATGAAATTGGATCCTCTTCTGGATTAAGTTATATTGGTACTTATGCTTTCGCTAATGCGGGTTTAACTGGTGCTCATTCTTCTATTAAGAGTATCTTTATTTGGGATACTGTTACATCCATTGAAGCAAATGCTTTTATGTCTTATGGATCTAATATAACTGCCTATACTTCATTTGCAGAAGCTCCTACTGGATGGACAGATGTTGCAATTAACGGCCCCTCTGCTCTTGGATTGGCTAATATTGAGTATAATTATACTGGGGAGGTATAATCTATGACAAAATAGAAATTATATAAATATATCGGCTATAATGGAACTATTACTTCACCAGTCTTATTGCCTGGAATTGATCATTTGGAATTAATTGAGCTTCGAGCTGATGGCGATAAATATTTAACAGATGGAGAGCGTAAAGTGTCTTCCATTGTTGTTCCTGCCGATGAAGTCGATAATTGGACCGAAGAAGTTCGGGGTATTGTTGACTAATCTTATTTGAAAATTTTTTATAATCCAAGAGGAAGGAAACTTCCTCTTGGATTTCATTTATAGAAAGGAAGGTATATAACGTGGTTACTATTTTGAATAAAAATTCATCCGTTGAACTATGGGAAAAATATGCCAAGTTATTTTCTAAGGCTTATGATGATTTAGTAAAATTAGGCAAGGTCGAGGCGGGCGGTCGTTTTACCAGTTTGGATCAATATTTTGCCCATATGGGTGATTTATTAGAAACTAATAAGCCAATGTATATGTTGTTACCTTTGGATGAAGCACCTTTCGCTGTTAATGCAAATGCAAGATCTGTTACTATTCCTGCTGAGTTCGCTAAATGTGGCGCCGTTAAAGGAGATAATTATTGCGAGATTGCTACTTTTGTAATTGACAGATATTTTGATTATAAGGATTTGGCAGAAGCTAATATTGCTATTCAATGGGTGAATGCCAACAATGAAGAAGGTATTTCTCATATCCAATTAATTGATTTAGAAAGTGAAGAAGGTAAAATCCGTTTCGGTTGGCCTTTAGTTGAGAATATTACTAAATATCCTGGCCCAATTAAATTCGCTATTCGTTTCTTTGTTCCAAGTGAAACGGAAGCTAATAAATTTGATTATTTGTTAAACACTTTACCAGCTACTTTAACAGTTAAGGATGGCTTAAATGTTATTAATCCTAAGCATATTCATGAGAATGATTATAATGAATTTAAGTCTTTTGTTAAAAACAGTCAAAATCCTGCTTATATTACTCCTGTATCCCCATTTTTTACAGAAGTAAATGGTGGCATTGATTTGGATAAATATGCTGCTATTGATCTTGACACAAATGAACTTAAATTTGAAGCTTAGGCCGTAACTTCTGATTTAGGCGATATTACTTATAAGTGGTTCTACATTCCTTCTGGCTCTACTGAAAAGCGAGAGGTTGTTGGTGGAGACGGAGTTTATGAAGTGAAATTAACTGACTATGTTAAAGTTGATTTAATCACCGATGAAAACGGTGTAGTTACTAACAAAAAAGGTTTAGATAAGTATTGGGTAAAAACTGGTAGTGATGAAGCTGCAAGTTATACTCTATATACTGGTGATTGGCCACCTGCCGCAGATGCAGAACTATATGAAATTGTCACGTCTTTATCTTTTGAAGATAGCGAAGTTGATGTAGTTGGTGAGTATTGGGTTGAAGCGGTAAATACCATTGGTACTAACTCTGTAAATCCTGTTCCCAGCACTCATTGTATCGTTCCTGCTCCAAATGCTATGGTTTATACAAAAGATTTAAAAGCTCATGAGTTCGCAGTAGCCCCTGCCGCAGGCCAAGCTCCTAAGGCAGATTTAGCAATTGAATTAAAAGCAGATGGTAATAATCCTACTATCACCTACGCCTGGTATAAGAGCACTGCTGGTGCAGATGGCGATTTCGGTGAAGCTATCCCTGGAGCAGAAAGCGCCACTTATAGTGCTGCTGAGGCAGGCTGGTATAAAGTTGTTCCCGTTGCTCGTTTAAATCGTAAGATTGAAAGTGAAGAAAGTAATATTTGTAAAGTTACTATGCTGCCTGCTGAACCCGTTATTCAGAAAATGTCTTATAAATTAGAAACTGCAACTGATTATACAGAATTACCATCATTGGCGGATGGCGGTACTATGTTTGATGTATATAAGTTCGGTAACATTATTAATTTAAAAGTTGAAACTGATTTAGATAACGCTGCTGAATTAGGACTTTTATCTGAAGGTTTAACTTATGTTTGGTATGTTCAAGAACCTGATACCAACCCTCGTCAATTAACTGCCAAAGATATTGGCTCTAATACTTTATTAGAAGTTGGAACTAATTTAAATAGTGGCGAAATTAAAGTTCGATGCGTTGCTGATGGTGCTAAATATACTTATTTTTGCGATATTATTAATACTATTCAGGGAGCAACTGCCAAAGTAAAGAGTTCTTCTTATAATACATTTACTATTGCTTAATAAGATAGGGGGTAATATCATATGATTACTACCTATGAAGAGTACAATAGCAATCTTCATTTAGTAAATAATGCTAATCCTCCAATCTATGCCATGCTACCCTCTGCAGAAAATATTTATAATATTGATGCGTCCACTCGTGAGGTGGACGCACCAAAATTCTTATCTGTAGAAAAAGACCATAAATCTGAAACTATATATTTTATTGTTGATAGATTTGTTGATTATATGGACTTAGCTACTACATGCTGTGTAGTAACATATACTAATCTTACAGCAGGGATTTCTCGTATTTATCATGTACCTTTTTATGATATCTATACATATGCCAATGAACAAAAAATGTTACTTCCTTGGTGTTTAGATGCTAATGTAGCAGTAAAAAAAGGTAAAGTTGAATTTGCAATTCAATTTTATAAAGTTGGAGAAGTTCCTGATGAAGAAAATGGTGGAACTAAAAAAGTTTTAACTTATAGTTTAAATACCATTCCCGCACGTAGTGAAATATTAGCAGGTATGGAAGTTAAAAAAATGGATAGTAGCTATTTATTAAATGCTAGTCAATATCAAGATTTAGATGATCGTTTAAAAAGATTAGAAGATCCTGTTAAGGCTGTCTATTGGACTATTCTTGATTAATTTACATGGAGGATGTAATTGTAAAAATTATATCCTCCATTTTTTTTATTGAGGCCAAAATAATATAAATGTTCTATGAAGTTTTTCATAATGTATAGATGAAAAAAATATATGAGGAAAGGAGAACATTTTTAAATGGCTACAGATTTAAAATTAAAAACTGGTACCATTAGTAATTATAATAATATTACTACAAAAGAAGATGGTACCATTTATTTTGCGACTGACACTGATGGTCGTGCTTATATATATTTAAATGGAAATAATATTGTGCCAAAGTTAGCTGATCTTCGCAATGGTGGATTGGGTGTTGATTTAACAAATGCCGCGGCTTATTCAGTTCTTCTGCGCGGTAATGGTAGTTACGATACTACTTATGCAGCTCCCACTTCTGGTGCATTTTATACTGATTCTACAAGCAATAAGCCAAAATTTGGTATATTACCCGTCGCTTAGGGTGGTAGTGGCGTAACATCTATTCCTAAAGGTGCAATTCTATATGGTAATGTTTCTAGTACGACAGGAGCAATTTCTACATTATCTCCGACTACCAATGGTTATATTCTTGTATCTACTGGCGCAAATAAAGCTCCAGCTTATGTAAAACCAACAATGAGTTGGACTAATGGTTCTACTGCAGGACCTATTTTTAATTTTACATTTAATACTAAAGAAGGTGCTGAAGTAAAATTTGCTGGCGTTGCAATTCCAAAAGCTAGTGATTCTATTTCTGGTATTGTTACTACTGATGGACAAACATTTACCGGCGAAAAAACATTTATGAGCACAACATATGCTTCTAGCATTTATCCTAGAACAAGCGGTAGTTATAGCTTAGGTTATTATACTAGCTCTAGTGATTATAAGCTTTGGAATTAGATTCATGTTTAGCATTTAAATGTCTATGGGGCAGAAAATAAATTAATTATATAGTCTAGTGAAACTGAAACAAATATCAGCTATGAAGATAAAGGAAACGCTATTCTAACTATTGGTAATACTGGAGATGGAACTTCTCTAGGTGATAAGGATGGTATGCTAAGATTAGCATATGGAACAGGCTATGCTTCATTATCTGCTGTTGGCACTGGTACGTATACATTGCCAAGTAGCGGTGGTATGATTATGGTACGAACCGGTGAAGTCAATAATACAACTGCTCAAACTTGGTATATTCCATTTTAGACCTCTATGTCGGTATTTGACGCGGCTTATGGCTACAATGATGGATTTAGATTATATCATTAGAATGGTACTACCTCGACGACTGCGGGAAAATCTTATTTATATTTAGGTAATAGCACTAAAGTCGGTCTTGCAGGGAATAAGGAAGGTCGTATTTTATTATACGGAGATAATACTGGATCAACTACTATTCGTCCAAATTAGTCCAATAGCACTTCAACATACACCGTATCTTTACCAGCAGCTTCTGGTGAATTAGTTTATCATACTGAAAATTCCGCACAAGGTGGTTCTGGTCGACTAATTTCTGTATCTGCGGCTGGTCAAGTTGTTGCAGATACTACAACTGATATCGCTAGCGATATTAAGTTAATGTATTTGAAAGATGGTTTATTAACTGCCTCTGCCGCAACCAAAGGTTCTGGCGTTAAATTAATACATTTGTCTAGCGGTGCGATTACTGAATCAACTTCTGATGTCGCCTCAGGCACTGAACTGATATATTTAGCTAGTGGTACATTAACCAAATCTACTTCAGGAGTTGCTGGTTCAAAGCAACTAATGTATTTAGCTAGTGGTAAATTAACTGCTTCTGATGCAAATGAGGGTAATGGAACAAGACCTGTTTATTTATTAGATGGTGTTATTACTGCTTCTACTAGTAGTGTTGCCACCAGTACTCAATTAATGTATATGAGTAATGGTACTCTTACTCCATCTACTGCTAATGTCGGTAGCGCAACACAACCTGTTTATTTACTTGATGGTGTGGTAACTGCGGCTGGCGCTTACTCGTCTCTATTGACCGCATTCAGTGGTGCTGATAGTGCAAGTGATAATACAATGTCTATTACTGTGGGTGGTACCACAGATACGGCCACTATCATTGGCGGAGTGTCTAATACTTGGACAAATGGCACTACAAATGGTCCCACTTTAAGCACTACCGTTAATGGTATTACTGGTACTGCAGCGTAGATTCCAAATGCTTCTTATAGTTATTCCGGTGCAGTAACTACAAGTACATAGACATTTAAAGGTGTAAAAACTTTTGGTGATGGTATGAAAGTTTCTGCTGCTGGTTCTACTACTGACTGTGCGACATTTACTTATGATGCAAGTACAGATACTTTAACTATTAGTTTCCCTTAATATAATTTTTAAAGCGAGATAGATATTTTATCTATCTCGCTTTTTTTGTTTTAATTAAAAATACCTAAAAACATATTTTTTAGGTTTCCTAAAAAACCTCTTAAGGTCCCGAAGTGGTGGACGTTTGGACAAAAGAGGGTAATTTTCCCATCCTAATTTTCATAATACTATGAGGGGATGGATAAGAAAATTTTTTGTATGGAGAGGAGACCTTACATATGTATTCAAACTATAATTATTATCCACAGCAACCCGTGCAACAGACCCAGCAAATCACCCAATAGCAACCAATGTACCAAGTACCGAATTACTTACGGCAGGCGCCGCCGCAAGTAAATTTAAAAGGTAGATTAGTTAGCTCATTGGAAGAGGCCCGTGCAACCTCTATTGATTTCGATGGTTCTGTATTCTACTTCCCAGATTTGGCGAACAAACGAATCTACACAAAACAAATAAATATGGATGGCACTGCTTCACTATATGTATATGAATTAAGGGAAATGCCCGTTGAAGAAGAAAAAAGCAGCTTAGTTCCATCCGTTGAGAAATTTGTTACGCGAGAAGAGTTTGAGCGGGTCCTGGCGCAATTATTGCCCCAGAAGCCAACCGAGCCGGCCGCACCCGCCCCGCAAAAAGAGAAAGTAGAACTTTTATCATTCTAAGGAGGTATGAATGATGTATCCAGTAGATCCCAATGTTTTAATTTCAATGATTAGGTCTGGTAAAAACCCTCAATAGTTAATGTTATCCGTGCTTTAGGGTCAGGCCTACAATAATCCCCTCGGAAGAAATCTCCTGAGTTTAGCTCAACAGGGTCGCACTGCGGAACTAGAGAAAGTAGTTCGCAATATTTACGCTCAATAGGGCGGTTAGGATTTCGACTCTGAATTTGAAGCCTTCAAACGTGCATTAGGCTACAACAACTAAAATTTAAGGAGGAAAAAATTATGTTTAATGGAAAAGGTTACAATTTATCTGACATCGCCGCTGTAACTGGCCGCAATGGTGACGGTATGTTCGGTGATAATGGCTGGTGGATCATTTTATTGTTCTTATTTGCTGGTTGGGGCCGCGGTGGATTCGGCGGCTTTGGCGGAGGCGTAGAAGGCGTTCCCGCAACCCAGGCTGATGTAAGAGCAGCTGTCGATCAGCAGACTTTGATTTCCAAATTGGATAATCAGACTTATGGCTTGGCAGATAGCACTTACGCTTTGAATAACTCTATTATGAGTGGCTTCCATGGCGTAGATACTGCTGTTTGCACTCTTGGCTATAATATGCAGAATGGTTTCAATACTATTGCTCATCAGATTAGTGATTGTTGCTGCGAGACCGGTCGCGCAATTGAGCGTGGCTTCGCAGACACCAATTACAATTTAGCAACTCAAGCTTGCGACACTCGTCGCGCTATTGCTGATAGCACTCGTGATATTATTGATGCCAACAATGCAGGCGTACGCTCTATCTTAGACTTCTTGACTAATGATAAGATCGCTACCTTGCAGGCAGAGAATCAGGGCTTGCGCTTTGCCGCATCTCAGGCCGCACAGAACGCTTACTTAGTAAACGAATTGCGTCCATGCCCCGTTCCCGCCTATACTGTACCTAATCCCTACTGCTGCAATACCTATTATGGTGGCTGCGGCGCATTCTGATAAGGAGGTCTGATTTATGGAAATTATTGCTAATGCTGTATAGACTGTCCCAGCAAATCAAAATGTTTATTTCACAGACACCGTTATTTGTGGCAATATGTCCATAGGTCATAGAGACGATTCTGGTTTGGTGACTCTTCGCGGAGTCACCAACTCCCAGTGCCGCGCTCGTTTTATGGTGACTTTTGGCGGCAATATTGCTGTTCCCACAGATGGAACTGTCGGCCCAATCTCTTTGGCTATTGCTATTGATGGTGAGCCCGTTCCTGCTACTACTATGATTATTACCCCCGCCGCAGTTGAACAGTTCTTCAATGTGAAGTCAAGTGTATTTATTGACGTTCCTCGCGGATGTTGCGTTAGTGTTAGCGTGAAGAATACATCTACTGACGCAGTAGTTGTTCAAAATGCGAACTTAATTGTTACTCGTGAAGCATAAGGAGGGGTGACTGTATGAGCCATGAAAAATTAAAATGGATGAAAGATTCATTAATTTGTGTAGTTGAAAATCAATTATGTAACCTTAGCGAAGTAGATACCGAAGAGCTTGGAGAAGCTATTGATATGATTAAGGATTTGGAAGAAGCTATCTACTATTGCACTGTTACTGAAGCGATGAATCATCAAGGCAAAGAAATGAAAATGAAAAATGGCGACCATCATCAGAAGCCTGAGGATGATCGCATGTATTATAGTGGTGGCTATCCTGCAATGTATGCGGATGGCGGTCGTAATCGTCGCGCAGATGGCACTTTCTATGCCGATGGTGGTCAGAATCATATGGGTGGTACCCAGAATTACGCTGATTCTGGCGACATGAGTGGTACTAATAGTTCCAATGGTCGTAACTACTATGACGGGCCTATGTGGCGCGACGAGCGCGAAGGCCGCAGTTACAATAGTCGCAGAATGTATATGGAAGCCAAGGAAATGAAACGAGATAAAGCTTCTCAATTACGTGAATTGGAGAAGTATATGCAGGAGTTGTCTCAAGACATTACTGAAATGATTGCAGATGCCTCTCCAGAAGAAAAGCAGTATCTTGAGAAGAAAATTACCGCACTGGCTTCTAAGATCGGTCAGATGAAATGATTATCAATGGAGTTGTCTGGCGAGTCCGATTGGTCTCGCCAGCACATCCTTTGTTACTAACTCCGTGGAAAACTCATGCTCTTGGAGTCTGTGATAAAGTCACTCAGACTATTTGCGTTGATAAGACCCTTTCCCCTCAACTTTTAAAAGAGGTCTTATGTCACGAAATCGTACACGCATTTATGTATAGTTACATGATTGACTTGTCCTATAGCGAGGAAGAGTTAGTGGCAGAATTGATGTCATAGTATGGAGAGGATATATTGTTAGAAACGAATGCAATTTATAATGGAATCAAAATGAAATAAAAAAAGGCTAGTTATGATTAATTTCATAACTAGCCTTTATTTTTTTTATGATGAAGGCACCCACGATGAGCCATTCCAAACATAGGGCATTGCCTATATCCATGATGAACCATTCCAAATATAGGGAATTGCACTAACCCAAGAAGAACCATTCCAAATACGTACAGCTCCTGCGTCGCTCACTGATCCTCCATAATATGAAGTTCCCCAAGTACCGGCGCACAAAACAGCAGTACTCCAATTGGGTATTCTAAATGTCATTTGTACATATACAGTTGCTCCTGGATTAACTAAAACAATATCATTAAAAGTCCATTCACATTTTTTCATATTGTCATAAGTGGAATTATAACTAATATTATTTATTGTAATTTCACTAGAGCTAACAGTTTTACCTGTACTATCCGTAATGGAAGCTGTGATATAATATGTATTACCATTACCTGTCATACCTCCATATGTGCCGCTACCAGTACTAAAATACATAAAACAACTATTAATTTTTACTGGCTTGCCAGTGTCATTGTAATAGACAATCATTTGTCCACGAGTGGTAGAACCGGCTGCGGGAACCCAATAACTAAAATTACAACCGTGACCTTCGGTGCTTACAATAGACCATCCCATAGATATCTTTCCTCCTTTTTCTCATTTTATCTATATAGATATAAAAAATCTAAATAAATTATTATTATATTTTGGCCTAAAATAAGAAAGAATAATAATAAAAAATTTAATATTATATAGAAATATAACTCTTTTTATTTTGAGAGAAAGGAGATTTTAATATATGGGAACTTTGAAAGTTAATGGTAGTGTAAATATTTAGGATTTACTTACTTTAAAAAGTGGCACAGATGCTTACACCACACCTTCTATTGCTTTTGGAACTGATGTACGAATTGGTTGTGGTTCAAAAAATTTTGGTATTTATTCCAGTAATAAAATTTATTTTAGACCAAACAATGGAACTTTAGGCTATTCTGATGGCATTGAACTTTCTACTACATCGTTAATTCCTACAAAAAATAACACCGTTACATTAGGTGATTCAACGCATAAGTGGTCTAGTATATATGCAACTACATTTCATGGAAATTTAAGTGGTAATGCTGATACTGCAAGCAGATTGCTTAATAAATACAATATTAGTGGTGATAGCCATAGCTTAGCCTTAAAAGCCGCATTTGATACTTATAAAAATTCAACCCCAAAAGATGAGTTCTTAACATATTATTCTTCAGCTTATAATAATGGTAGTATGTATATGGGATATTTTATTAGCGGATATGATTCCACTCCGTATGGAGGCTTTTATGTAGCTCATTATAATACTCCTTATTATGTTGGTATCTAGTATGGTAATTATGAACAATAGACTATATTAACTAGCTCTAATTATGCGTCTTGGTGCGCCCCTGCATCACATACACATAGCTATTTACCATTAAGCGGAGGTACATTAACTGGAGCTGCAGCGATTAATTTTCCAGCGGGGTCAGTATCTGTTTCCGCAAGCACTCCAATGTCTTTATCTTACGGAAGATTAGCTTGTTATGGTACTTTATATATTAACGCAAATACTGATAATAGTGGAGATGAATATGTCGTCATTACTGCGGGAAAGGGATTAAGTTCTTCTAATAGTGATGGTTTGGCTATCGGCTCTTCTAGCCTTACTTGGTAGGGATCTACTGTTTTAACCACCGGTAATTTTCCATCTTCAAGTTCTTTGGCTCGGTAGACAGACATGTGGATTAGTGCAGCTAGTTTGGATGTAAATACTTATTATCCAGTAGTAATTTCTTTACCAGCAAATGGTTTAAATAGAATTAAATTGGCAGTACAATTAAATAGTAGTACAAGACCTTCTTGGAGTACGCACAATAGAGGATTTACTTCTAATATTGATGTAGAAATTATTTAGGCAGGATGGGGAACAGTTAGTCCATTTAGATATTTACTTCGTCAAGATGATTATAGCTTTGCTAATGTGAAACCTGCTTATTTTGCGGGACAATTAAGTAATGCAAGTTTAGCTGTTTTTTATGTACGGGGTGGAGGATCTTATAGATTTATTTGTGACTGGGCAGATGCATCTATATCGTTGAGAACGTCATCAACAGATTATAATGGATAGACAGTGGCACCTACAACGAGCACTTCTGTATTCCATAGCGGATCTAAGTCTCATTTGTATTGTAATGTTGATTATGCTTCAGGCGCAGGTAATGCTGATACCTTGGATGGAAACCATGCTTCTGCTTTTGCATTAGCTTCTCATTCTCATTCATATCTTCCGCTGAGTGGTGGTACAATGAGTGGAACTATTATTACCCCTGGTAATGATAGTTCTGTTATTCGACCACCTAAAAGTAATTATGATCAAATTGGAGCTTCTGACTATTTATTTTGGAAGATGTTCGCTACATACGGTTATTTTAACTATGTTGTTACAACAAATTATGGTACTAGTGCTCCAACATCAACTTCTTTACCTGTCGGTACTATTTATTATAAAATTTAATTATAAAAAAAAATAAGGGCGAGACATTGATTAATTTCAATGTCTCGCCCTTTTTGCTATTTTAGGGTCTGGGAGGTAATTGAATACATTGTTCATAATAAATCTTTGCCTATCCGTTGCCACCTAATCCGGTATATAATTTATAGAATTCATCTAATTGAGTTCTTTGCTCCATTGTAATATATCCTTGAGCCAAGAATCCTTTACATAACTGAACTAAACGGAAACGATAAGAGGCAATAATTAGATTCATATGAGATTGCTCAATATTCTTTGCATCTCGAATATGCTTTCTGATTTCTTCCAGCTCTTCATAAATTGGTTCTAATTTGATTTCAATAGAGTTTTCAATCTCTTTCTTTTCTTTTTCAGCAGCCAAATCTTTGGCACTTTGTAATTCTTTTTTCAGTTTATCACCATGCCACTTGGCCCAGCCCATAACGGCTGCACTAATCAAAGCAAATAAGATCTCTAAACCCCATTCTGCTAATAAAGCTTCCATAAAAAACTTTATCCCCCTTTCTACTTCTCTAACGATACTAAAGAAGCAGATAGGGGGATTATCTCATTAGGACCAATCGAAGACATTACTTATGTCATAGTAATACAACGCAATACAAAGTGAGTCAGCCTCGTCTTCGGTGCATTTAATTCCGTATTCTTTTAAAACATATGCTTGTGCCATTTTCTTTTCTTGCGGACGGCCTTTTCCAGCAATCTTGAAATGAGCCTTCCATTGAATTGGCATAGCGATACTATATGGCATTTTAATTTCTGTTAATGTCTCGTGAACTACTCCGAAAGCTTCTGCTAAAATTTTAAATGTTTTAACACCTTTTTCTTTACTGCCATTTACATCTTGCAATTGAATATCTTCAAATACAACTTCATCAATGTCATATGTATCAATTAATTCAAGCACTTTTTTTCTTAGCTGTAATAATCTATCACCAAGG